ACCCCACACCTGTAACGACTAATTCACCTACTCCGTCAATGCAACTTACTGATGGTTATTTCAGTGGAACGTCATTGAATGTTAGTGATAGTGTGGTCGCGGTGGTTAGGGCAACTAATACAGGCAACCAATCACACACAATAACTTTGGTCACTGAAGGTTCACAACATTATTCATATGCGGTTTCAACAATACCAACACAACAAGGTTTAACCTGCGATACTTTAAGTGGTTGTAGTGTTATTCAAACAATTCAAACTAATATTTCAAATAAGTTTGATAAAAGTGGGGGAACAGTATCGGGGGACACAACATTCACAAATGGATTAACCGCAACTACAATATCGGGTACAACATTTTATGGTGACGGAACAAACTTAACAGGTGTTGTTAAAGGTTCAGGTACAACAAATTATATACCAAGATGGACAGGAACAACAGGATTAGGTAATAGTTCAATTACAGATGATGGAACTACCGTAGGAATAGGTGGGGGAGCAGCCGTTACAAAGTTATATGTACAAGGTGATGGTACTCAAACTTATGCAATACAAGCAACAACACCTGCGGTTGGAGGATATGGTGTTTATTTTTATAGTTATAATGGTGGAAAATTTGAAGGTTTTGGAAATGGAAGTTCTGCAACAAGTTACGGTGTATTTGCAACGGCACAAGACAGTATAACAAATATAGGCGTATATGGTATTGCTAGTGTTGATAGTTATGGTGCAACTACCAATATTGGTGGACGTTTTTTAGCACAATCAGCTACTAACAATTATTCATTACAACTTGAGGATGGTACAGAAGGACTTAATAAAGTGTTGATATCCAAAACCTCTGATGGTAAATCCAATTGGAGTTCAAATTTAACAGGGTTAACATCAGTATCCGCAACAACAGTAAGTGCAACAACATTAACTTTAGTTTCTGCGAATGTACCACCAACCCCATCTGTCTCAACACCATTCATTGATGATTATACTAGGGGTACCCTTTCCCCAGGAGGAACACCATCCCTAACATACACAAACACAAATACAGGTACAGGAAATGCCACAATAGTAACTAATTATTTGAATATTGCTAATGGGGGTACTGCCGGACAATCTTACACAACAGTTCCTCTTTCAGGATTTGGTTCACCATTTAACCCAACATTATCAAGTAATAACTCATTATCTACAATTGAGTGGACTTTCAATTTAAGGACTAATAGAGCGTCAATATTTGCGGGATTTGGGGCTTCCTCATACGCAGGGGCGGTTGTGTTAGCAGGATCAAACACTAACTTACAAAGTACGGGTAGTGGTTACGCATTAGTCTATGGTACGACAGGTACACGAAATTGGAAACTTGTTAAATATAATAATGGTCTTGCGGGGACTCAAACAGATATTATTACTGGTGGTCTTTTCGCAGGTAACACAAATTATGTCAGTGCTAGAATTGTATACACTCCATCAACAAATACTTGGTCATATTACTTTAGAGATGATGGAGCATCTGCATGGGGTGATCCAACAACAACAAGTACATTAATAGGTTCTGCGGTTGATAGCACATACACCTCAACACTTATGAGTGTGTTTGGGGTATTCTTCAATTACTCTACTGCAGCATCACAAAATTTACAATTTGATAATTTAAGAGTACAACAAAGTGTAAGTGCAAGTGCAACTACTATAGACCAATTAACATTAAAAAATAATAGTGGTACTGAGGTTTTCAAAGTAAAAGATGACGGTACAACAACTATCGCAGGAACTGTAACATCGTCAATCGGTTTCTTTGGGTCTTTTTCAGGTACTTACACAGGTAATGGAAGTTCTTTAACTTTAGGTCAATCAGGTATAATGGTTACGGGTACCTCCCAATTAAATCTTACAAGTGCAACAACTGCGTTGACTTTAATTCCAGGTTTATCAACAACATTTACAGTTTCGGGTCAAACAATGGTCTACATACAGACAAATGGTGGTGTTAATACACTTGCAACAACTTCAACAGGTGGTTCGGCATTAGATGTTGCGATTTTAGTTGATGGTGCGGTATTATCAGCAGGTGGATATCAAAGAATGTATGCGGATAACCCAACGGCAGCGGCACTTGCTAACGTTACGAACTGGGTTGCCAATTGGAATACTTCAGTAATACTTACTTTAGCCGCAGGATCACATACAGTTGAAGTGGATGCGGTCTATGTTCAGGGATCTTCCGCATCTGTTAGTGGGATTGCCAATTCAATAAAACAAGGAACATTAACAGTAATGGTTTTAAAAAATAATTAATATGAATTATACAGATTGGAATATATTAGTAATAACCCTTTATCAAAACGGGGTAACAATACATAAAAGTTCAACCATGAGAGTTGACATTGAAAAGATGGATAGTTTAATGGTTAAAACATTATTGATTGATGTTTTATTTATGATGACATCCGAAACTTTTAAAACTCAAACTAACTCAGATTTACCCTTAAATTGTAATAATTGGGATGAAATGAGTCTATCGTTATTTTTATATGATAATGAATATAAAAATATTATTTTAAACAGATCAGAATTTACAAGTGACTTACTTGAATCAAATGATTTTTTATATAACAAATATATTGAATTATTGGGAATAGTATAAGTAAATCTTACTTAGGTTTACTATTTGATCTAATGTAAATATTTATGGTATATGTTAGTATTACAAATTGATAGTATCACAGGAACAACATTACCCTATATTATATATGTGTGTGACGTATATGGAAATCAATGTGCGGTTCTATCATACATAAACACTCCAATACCTCCATCAATAACGTTAAACATACCTTCCCAATTTAATAACGTTCCGGCAATAGGAATTAAAATAATTGACGCAAATGGTTGTGAAGAATTTTCCATATTAAATTGTGGTGAGGGATCTTTTTGATGGTCAAAAATAACATCGTAAATAATTCACACCAATTATAATCCACAATAAGATTTTGGAATTATATAGGTGTTGATATTTATTATCAAATGCCGTATCAAATAACATTAACAGTATCGACAGGAACACCACCATATAATATTTTTGTATGTGATGTAACAAACACGTATTGTTATTATGCGACGACATTTGGTGGGGGGACAACGACTTTTTATTCCCCATCACCATTAGATGAAACAACCCCAATTTTAGTAAAAATAATAGATTATCAAAATTGTGAAACATTCCAATACTATCAATGTGTTCCAACTAATACCCCAACCCATACACCAACATTAACCCCAACCGTAACGGGTCCTTGTACTTGTTGTTGTCTTGCGGTTAGTTGTAATAATATCAATGGGGGATCTTTTACATATACAGATTGTTTTGGAAATGTAATTGGTAATGTTCTTGTTGCCGGTAATTCAATTGTATATTATTGTGGTAGTAATGTAACAAATTTAAATAATGTTATTTTAAATTATGGGTTACCATGTATTGATAATAGTTGTGTTTTACCAATACCAACCTTAACCCCAACACCAACGGCAACATTAGCCTCTACATCAACGCCAACACCAACGACTACATCAACTAATACCCCAACATTAACTCAAACGTTAACTTCAACGCCTACAAACACCCCAACATTAACTCAAACGTTAACTTCAACGCCTACTAACACACCTACGTTAACACCTACTAATACCCCTACATTAACACAGACATTAACTCAGACGTTAACACAGACACCTACAAACACACCTACAAACACACCTACGTTAACTCAGACATTAACACCGACTCAGACATTAACACAAACTTTAACACCGACTCAGACATTAACTCCGACTAACACACCTACGTTAACACAAACTGTAACTTCCACCCCTACTAATACACCAACGTTAACAAAAACATTAACACCAACACCAACTAATACTCCGACTTTAACACAGACATTAACTCCAACTAATACCCCTACGTTAACAAAAACATTAACGCCTACCCCTACTAATACTCCGACGTTAACAAAAACATTAACGCCTACCCCAACTAATACTCCGACGTTAACTAAGACTTTAACACCAACCCCAACTAATACGCCGACATTAACTAAGACTTTAACGCCTACACCAACCAACACACCTACGTTAACTCAAACTGTTACCCCTACACCAACCAACACTCCGACGTTAACTAAGACTTTAACACCAACGCCAACTAATACACCAACGTTAACTAAGACTTTAACTCCGACCCCTACCAACACACCTACGTTAACCCAAACGTTAACCCCAACCCCTACTAATACGCCTACGTTAACCCAAACGTTAACCCCAACTAATACTCCAACTTTAACACAGACATTAACACCAACGCCAACCAATACTCCTACATTAACAAAAACATTAACCCCAACACCAACCAATACAACTACATTAACTCAAACATTAACCCCAACCAACACACCTACGTTAACTAAGACTTTAACCCCTACACCTACTAACACTCCGACGTTAACTCAAACTGTAACGTCTACTCCGACCAACACACCAACATTAACTCCAACGTTAACAAAAACTTTAACCCCAACACCAACTCAGACTGTAACTCAGACTGTAACTCAGACTGTAACTCAGACTGTAACTTCTACGCCAACTAATACTCCGACGTTAACTCAAACGTTGACAACAACTCCTACCAATACTCCGACGTTAACAAAAACTTTAACCCCAACACCAACGTTAACTCAAACTTTAACTCAGACGTTAACTCCAACGCCTACATTAACACAAACCGTAACTTCTACACCAACAAATACTCCGACCAACACACCAACATTAACTCAGACTTTAACACCTACTAATACTCCGACGTTAACACAAACAGTAACTTCTACACCAACTAATACCCCTACATTAACACAGACTTTAACACAGACTTTAACTTCAACCCCAACTAATACTCCGACATTAACATTAACACCAGGATCAACACCTACTCCTACACCTACAATTACATTAACCTCAACACCTACTAATACTCCGACATTAACAGGAACATTAACACCAACCCCTACTAATACTCCAACATTAACTCAGACGGTAACAAAAACTTTGACACCAACACCTACTAACACACCAACGTTAACTCAAACTTTAACTCAGACGTTAACTCCAACACCTACAAATACTCCTACGTTAACTCAGACTTTAACTCCAACTCCGACTAACACACCTACATTAACTAAGACCTTAACACCAACGCCAACTAATACATCTACATTAACTCAGACTTTAACTCCAACTAATACTCCTACATTAACTAAGACTTTAACACCAACTCCGACTTTAACCCAAACTTTAACTCCGACTAATACTCCTACGTTAACACAAACTTTAACTCCGACCCCAACTAATACTCCTACGTTAACCCAAACTTTAACCCCAACCCCTACTAATACACCTACATTAACTCAGACATTAACTCCAACTAATACTCCGACATTAACGCAGACTGTAACTTCTACACCAACTAATACACCTACGTTAACAAAAACTTTGACACCAACACCTACTAACACACCAACGTTAACCCAAACTTTAACGCCTACACCTACTAATACACCAACATTAACTCAGACGGTAACAAAAACTTTGACACCAACACCAACAAATACTCCTACGTTAACCCAAACTTTAACTCAGACGTTAACTCCAACACCTACATTAACTAAGACCTTAACACCAACACCAACAAATACTCCGACTTTAACCCAAACGTTGACACCTACTAATACACCTACGTTAACAAAAACTTTGACTCCAACTCCTACTAACACTCCGACTTTAACACAAACATTAACTCCTACTCCGACTAATACTCCTACGTTAACTAAGACTTTAACACCAACACCAACAAATACTCCAACATTAACTCAGACGTTAACGCCTACGCCAACTAATACACCTACGTTAACTAAAACTTTAACACCTACACCAACTAATACACCTACGTTAACCCAAACGTTAACGCCTACCCCAACTAATACCCCAACAAAAACTTTAACACCAACACCAACATTAACCCCAACACCAACGTTAACAAAAACTTTAACACCTACTCCTACTCCAACATCAACATCAACATGTTTTAGTTATACTTTAACAAATACTGGTGGAAATTTTGGACCAAGTTCCGTATACACATTTACACCTTGTTGTACCAATATTAATTCATCACCAGTAACTTTAAATCCGCTCGGAGTCGAGTTTACCGAAGTTTGTTCAAGTACAGTACCTGTTTTAACATCTGGGTTTGGATCTATCACTTTAAACGGTACTTGCGAGTATTGTGGAACATGCTATTGTTGGGATTTAACTAATAACAATGACGAGTTGACCACATTTACTTATGTTAATTGTTCAGGGGATACCGTATTGCAAGATGTTAATGTTGGGTCGACAATATCCGTTTGTTCTTCAAGTTATATATCATCAACTGCAATAACAACAGCTACTCGTAGAGGAAATTGTTCAGGTGGAGTTTGCCCTACACCAACACCAACACCTACTAAGACTTTAACTCCTACACCGACTAATACTCCTACATTAACATTAACAAAAACATTAACGCCAACACCAACATTAACAAAAACATTAACACCAACTCCGACTAATACTCCAACTTTAACACAGACATTAACCCCAACGCCAACAAACACCCCAACTTTAACTAACACTCCAACTCCTACGTTAACTCCGACGTTAACGCCAACAAGAACACCTACATTAACTCCGACGTTAACGCCAACTAAAACATTAACGCCAACGCCCACTAGTACTGTACCAGCATTTGTTGGTTTATCCGCTTGTGACCCAATATTTTCAATAGGTAATAATCCCGGGGTTGGATATAATTATTTTTCTTATAAAGTGTCAACAAATTTAACTCAGAAGATTCTGACACCAATTGTTATTTCATACAATATAGCTCGAACAAACAATAGATTTTGGTTAGAAAATGGTAGTTCATCTACGGTAACACAAATTAGGGAATATAGTTTAGTAGAAAGCCCATACAGCGTATCATTAATTAGAACGATACCGGTTAATAATACCTCAGTGGGGGTTGGATATAATGGATATTTCGCGCTGAATAACACGACTTTACTTGCTAGTAGTGGTTCATATCCTTCATCATTGTATTCCATAGATATAACATCGACAGCGGTTACTACATTTAAATGGAATACCCCAGCAACAAGAGCGATTACCGCTAATATTCTCTATACAACAAACGGTAGAGTTTTATATCTTAATATGGATACTTCAGCGTCTCAAATAACTTATATAACCCAAAAAGTGTATTCAACAGGTGTTCAAGAGTTTGATGTTCAAATCGGATCCGCTGGAGATACTTTTCGAAATATGTTCCAAGAAGGTAATTCAATTTACGTCACAAAACTCACAGGACAAGTTTATAGAGTTAACCCATCAAACCCAACACCATTAACTTTAGTTGGGTCAGTTACTGTTGTTGATCCTTCTCTCTTAGGTGGTGCGGCACAAACAAGTAGTTGTATTACAATACCAATACTCCCATCTTCTTGGGGTACAGTATAACAAACCGAAAATTGGTTAAAGAAAATGGTTTAGATTATAAATAATAAAAAAACTTTATTTCTTTAACATCACATCCCAAAATACAATATGGGGGGTTGGTTGTTAATTTAACAAATCTATTTATTTTAAATAATTTCACATTATTTTTTTCTTAAAAAAGAAATATGAGAATTTTTGTGCAAATTGCATCCTATAGAGACCCACAGTTAATTCCAACAATAAAAGATATGTTGGATAAAGCAAAAAAACCAAAAAACATTAGTCTTGGTATTGCAAGACAATTCCACCCTGAAGATGGTTTTGATGATCTGTCAGAATATGAAAATGACGATAGATTCAGAATCTTAAATATTCCTTATACGGAATCAACGGGAGTATGTTGGGCAAGACATTTAACCCAACAACTTTATAAAGGTGAGGAATATACTCTACAACTTGATTCTCATATGAGATTTGAACAAGATTGGGATGACACCTTAATTAAAATGATCAAACAACTACAGAAGAAAGGACATAAAAAACCTTTATTAACGGGATATGTTTCTTCTTTTGATCCTGATAATGACCCACAAGGTAGAGTTAAAGAGCCGTGGAGAATGTCTTTTGATAGATTTACACCTGAGGGTTGTGTGTTCTTTTTACCTGAAACAATACCAGGTTGGAGCAAACTAAAAAGTCCAATTCCCTCAAGATTTTATTCGGCACATTTCTGTTTTACTTTAGGTCAGTTTAGTACGGAAGTACAACATGATCCTGAGTTTTATTTTCACGGAGAAGAGATTTCAATTGCGGTAAGAGCATATACTCACGGATATGATCTATTCCACCCACATAAAACAGTCATTTGGCATGAATACACTCGTAAGGGTAGAACAAAACAATGGGATGATGATAAAGAATGGGGTAAACGTAATGAAAGATGTCATCAGAAAAATAGACAATTATTAGGTGTTGATGGTGAAACTCCCGATAGTGATTATGGTATCTATGGTTTAGGAACAGAAAGAACCGTACAGGACTATGAAAAATATGCAGGACTTTTATTCTCAAAAAGAGCGGTACAACAATATACTTTAGATAAACAATACCCACCAAACCCTTATAACTATAGTTCTGAAGAGGAGTGGAAAGAGTCATTCTCCTCAATCTTCAAACATTGTATTGATGTTCATTATGGTAGTATACCTGAACCCGATTATGATTTTTGGGTGGTGGCATTCCATAATTCAAAGGACGAAACATTATATAGATTAGACGCTGGAATCGATGAGATTAATAGAATGAAAAATGATCCTGATGGTTATTGTAAAATATGGAGAGAATTTAATGCCACAGATAAACCAACCTATTGGGTGGTATGGCCTCACTCAGTATCAAAAGGGTGGTGTGATAGATTAACAGGTAACTTATAAAAATAAAAAAATAATTATATGAATTTAAAAATTGCAATTGCTCAGTTCTACACTTCTAACGTATCTTACGGTAAATACACAGAAGAAATTAATAAAAAATATTGTGAAGAACAAGGGTATACATATCACGTTGAGAAAGATGATAATAAAATAAACACCGAATTGGAAGGAAGATCCGCAACATGGTATAAACCAAAATTCATTGCTGAGGTTTTTGAAACCCATAACCCCGATTATGTTTTATTTTTAGATGCGGATGCTATTGTTTCCGACCCATCAAGAAGAATTGAGGAGTTTATTGAAGAAGGATTTAACATTATATGTACAGAAGATTACGGTCCAAGTGTTATAAATGCTGGTGTGTTCTTATTAAAGAATAGTGATTGGACTAAAATGATATTAAAAAAATGGTGGGATGTTTGTGATACGTTAACAGGTGGACCTAATAATGAATTAGGTTTTTATAAAACAGGTTTATGGCATGACCAAACTTGTTTTGGACATCTTATTACTAGTAGGTTAGACTCCAAAGATAATATTAAGGTTATAACTAATAAAGTTCTTAATGGTAGGATATATAAACATTCCGTTAACAACAATTTTATTTTCCATGCGTTTTCATATGGAGATCAACCATATAGAACTTTTGACCACATTTATAACACGGTCTTTAATATTAATACCGATGAAAGAGAAAGTATGAGTAATATTGCAAAAAGATACCCAACAGACAAAGATTTTACCCACAATTATTTTAATTCAGTTTATGAAAGATATTTTTCTCCAATCAGAGATGAAGTTAAAAAGTTTTGTGAGGTTGGTGTTGGTGGTTTTTGGGAAGAAGCAGGATGGGTTCCCGGCAATTCATTACGTGTGTGGGATGAGTATTTTCCAAATGCTGAAATCTTAGGTTTAGATATTAATTCTTTTAACTTAACTAGTCAAGGTAAAGTTGTGGTTGATTATATTGATCAATCAAATAAAGTACTTGTTGATGAATACGCATCAAAAATATCTGAATATGATATCATTCTTGATGATGGATCTCACGTTATGTATGATCAACAAATTACAATGTCGGCATTTTTTAAATCACTTAAGAGTGGTGGTATATTTGTGATGGAAGATCTTCACACAAGTCCTGAGGTAAGAATGCCAGAAAAGAATGCGATATGGAATTGGGGTGACCCAACTAAGATAACAACATTAGAGATGTTGGAAAGTTTTGTTAACACAGGTAAAATTATTTCTGATTACCTATCTGAAGAAGAAAAACTTTATTTAGAAGAAAATATTAGTTCTGTGGATATTTTTACTGTGGCACCTACAAGTATAACATCTATCATCTATAAAAAATAATTTATGGTTATAGTTGTTTTATATTGTTACATGGTTGATGATTGGTACGATAGGTTATCAAAACAACTTCAAAGAGTTCAAGACAGTTCATTATATGATGAACTTAATGAATTCCATTTAGTTGTTACAGATATTAATCAAAATCAAAAAGAGATACTTGATAATTTATTAATTAAATACCCAAAAATTATTTTAGATTATAATACTCGTAATGATTACGAAAGTCATGCTCTTTCTAAAATTGATAATATTGCGAGAACATATGGTGATTGTAAAATTTTATATTTTCACACTAAAGGGGTGTCTAACAAATATAAAAATTTAGTAACAAATGAACCCTATGATCTAAAAGTTGATGGTATTAAATGTTGGGCAGAATTATTGGAGCATTTTGTTATTGACCACTGGAGAGAATGTGTTAATAAATTAGATGAATACGATACTGTTGGTGTAAACAATGTCGGTAATTGGTGGTGGGGAAATTTTTGGTGGTCAAATTCAAAACACATAAAAAATAATATACCATTTGATCAGTATTTTGGGGGATCAAGATGGCAATGCGAATCTTGGTTACACGAATCAAATAAAAACATTGATGACATTAAATACTTTCAATTTCACCACTTTAATTACGACCCTTATTATTCAGTCCTACCAAAATACTTTTACGATAATACAGACATATCTAATTTAGAAATTAAAGTTATAGATTCAAAATTTGGATATTTTGCCGAACAAAGGGATGAAGGTCGAGGATTAAGTGAAAATGAAGACAATATTGTTGATGTAACAAATAAAGTTATTGAACTATTAAAACTTTCGGATAATAAAACTTTTGGTTTTTTCCCTGAACAATCTTTTATTGGGGATCACCCATATAAAGGTAACGATAAATCAATTAGGATTTTATTTAAAACAAATATAGATCCTGAAAAAACATACACCTTAACCTCTTATCACCAAAATATAATAAAATTATGAAAAAAATTCTATTTTTAATTCTAACTTCAAAAACCCACAACCATAGGGGTGAAATAAATATTGATCGGGTGGATTTAACTAGAAAATTAGACGCAATCAATACTTGGGTTGGCGATGTTTTAGATACAGATAATGATGTTATTTTTTTTGATGGTGAAAATAAAGAGGTATCATTTGATGAAAATAGTAAAACATTACACCTAACTGATTATGACGGATATGAAGATGGGGTTACTTTAAGTAAATTATTTCCCAAAGTTAAATCGGCATTAAAATGGGTGTATGAAAATAAAGAGTTTGATACTTTATATATATGTGATGATGACATTTATATAAATTTACCTGAGTTTTTAAAAATAAGTTTCAATCATGACTTTATGTCTAATGGTTCATTAGGTGGGGGAGGATTTTTCTTAAACAAAAAGGCAATAAAATCAATTATAAATTATGAAAATACTCATCATAAACATTGTGATCAATTAATATTTGATGTTATTAATAGTGATAATACATTAACAAAATCATTTAGTAATGATAGATGTTGCCCTTTTTATATTCCGGGAGAATTGTATTCGACAATACATTATGTGACAGGAAAAAGATCTTATTTTTTACATAATATTTTTAAATTTTACCATGAAAATGGATATACAAATAGAAAAATTATTTTAGGTGGTGGTTTAGACTCCTACCATAAAAATAAAATTGTAAGTTATGAATCATTAGTTGGTAGAAAAACATCAAGATGGTACGATTTTACTGTAGATTCAAATAATTGGGAATACCATAGTGGTTACGCTAGAAGTACGGTATCTGTTAATAATCTAAAAAACTTTTGGCCTTACGGAGAAAGAACCACAAAATTCTTCGTAGTTAATTTTGATAATTTATTATCAGATTATATCAACACTAATTTATTTTACCCAAATTTAGAATATATTATTAATAAATGTGAAGAATCACTAATAGATAATGGGAATGTATTTCTAATGTCCGAAAAAAATGAAAATATAAATGGTTGGGTAATAGATAATGATATTAAAATCTCGCATAAACTAAATTTTGAATTATTAAATAATTGTAATTTTTATAGAAAAATTAAATAGTATGAATAAAAATATAACATTAGTTACAGGTCTTTGGGATATGGGTAGAGGTAACCTTGATGGATGGGCAAAAAGAGATTTTGAATATTATAAAACTAGATTCTTTGAGTTTTTAGAAACAGATGTACAAATGTGTATTTGGATACCTAAAGATTTGGAGGAAGAAGTTTTAAAGATACGAGGTGATAGACCAACTAAAATTTTTATAAAGAATTTAGAGGATTTTAAAACTTGGAACCCATTTTTTAGTAAGATCCAAGAAATACGTAATACTGATAGTTGGAGAAATTTTGCGGGTTGGTTGAAAGATTCCCCACAGGCGACATTGGAATTTTATAATCCGATGATGTTCACAAAAATGTTTATGTTAAATGATTCATCAATTATAAACCCATTTAATTCTGAATATCTTTTTTGGATTGATGGTGGCTTAACAAATACGGTTAGTTCAGGTTATTTTATTAAAGACAAAGTTTTAGATAATTTAGAGAATTATATGTTATCATTAGATAAAGAATATGTTCATATAACCTATCCTTATGAGGCTAATGATGAAATTCATGGGTTTGAAAGAAGTGGTATGTCAAAATATTGTGGTACTGACTATGTTAATTATGTAGCAAGAGGTGGTTTCTTCGGTGGTCATAAAAATACAATCCATAATATGAATACATTATATTATGGGATAATGGAATCCACATTAAAGGATAATTTAATGGGTGCGGATGAATGTTTATTTACAATATTATGTCATAATCACCCTGACTTAATTCATAGGTTTAAAATTGAAGGTAATGGATTGGTATGGCCGTTTTTTGAAAATTTAAAAAGTTTTGAACAACCTATTGATGTTGAAACTAAAATAAAAAATAATGATGTTGTTGGTAGTGAAATAGGATTATATGTAATTACATTTAATTCACCAAAACAATTTGAAACTTTAATTGAGTCTATGTTGGATTATGATCCATCATTTCTAACTAAAACTAAAAAATATCTACTTAATAATTCGACAGACTTATCAACAACTGAAAGATATATTCAACTGTGTGACCAATATGGGTTTGAACATATTAAAAAAGATAATATTGGTATAACAGGTGGTAGACAATTTATTGCAGAACATTTTAATGATCAAAATAATTTAAGTCATTATTATTTCTTTGAGGATGATATGTTTTTCTACAATGGTTCTGAAATAACTTGTAAGAATGGATTTATTAGAAAAATAAAAAACATATTTGACAATACTTTAAAAATTATTAAAGAAGAGAAATTTGATTTTTTAAAGTTAAACTTTACAGAATTTTATGGTAGCCATAATAAACAATGGGCTTGGTATAATGTTCCACAATCATTTAGAGAATCCCATTGGGTAAATAACCCAAGATTACCTGAACATGGTTTAGATCATAATTCACCTAATTTAGAATTTAAACACATTAAATCTTACAATGGAATACCATATGCTACAGGTGAAATATACTTATGTAATTGGCCAATAGTAATGTCAAAAGAAGGTAATTATAAATGTTATCTCAAAACAAAATTTGGTATGCCTTACGAACAAACTCTTATGTCTCATTGTTACCAAGAAATGGTAAAGGGTAATATAACGGGTTCTGTGCTACTTGCAACGCCAACTGATCATAATAGATTTGATTTTTATGATGGTAGTTTAAGAAAAGAATGTTAAAGTATTTTATTACTCTTCCTTAAATTATCTTCCGCCCATAGAGGTTGAAGATTAGTATAATGACAAAGTTTATAAATTTCTTCTTCGGTATTTGCGGACGATAATGGTATTATGTGGTCTATGTGTATGTACTTACCCATTAAATCCCAAGTCATCCCTTCGGTAAATTGGTTTTCAAGGTGTTCTTTAAGAAACTTCGGAGAACAACCTACAATATCAAACGTTTTATTTTGTTTTATAATATTGTTATTTTTTAGAAAAGTATAGATTCTACCTCTTACATTATGTGATAAACGATAAATTGGGTTATTTATTTTTTTAGTTTTTAAAAATTCATTACGTTTTTCTCTATTAATATTATTATATTTTTTATTATATTCTAAACGTTTTTCTCTATTATTATAGTAATATTTTGTGCTGAGGGTTCTGAATTTTTCTAAATTTTTTTCTTTATTTTCGTGATAATGTTTTTTAACTCTTTCTATAAGAACTTCTTTATTATTTTGATAATATTTTTTAACGTAATTAGGATTTTTTTCACGAAATTTTTTATGATAATCGGGATTATCTATTTTCCATAATTTTAAATATGTTTTATTTTCATTTACTCTTGTTTTTGTATAAATAATTTTACATTCTTTACAAGAACTATAATAACCATCTATTTTTGATTTATCCGTGTAAAACTCACAAACCTCTTTTTCTTCTTTACATTTACTACATATCTTTGTTTGCATAATACTCTATTAATAATTTCTCTAACAATCTTGATTTATTTGTTTTTTCTTTAACCATACGATTAAATAAACGAGGATCTAAACTTATTCCAAACTTAACCTTTCTGTCTTCAACTAATTTTAATTTTCTTCCCATATTATATAAATATCGCAAAAAATTAAAAAGTATCACTTTTTTTAAATTAAAATAAAAAAATCAAGTATTTATATATAAAACAATTAAATGGAGTGGTACATAAAAAAAAATGCTACGTTACCCGTTTTAAAGATGCAAGTCGTTAAAGACGGTAGAAGTGATTATAATAAGATGATGGAAATGATTGTGGAATCTTCTATCTTTTTTTCAATGGTAGATACTGAGACGGGGATTCCAAGAATTGTTACTAGACCCGCTGGATTTGTTGAGAAAACATTAATGGATCCTAATGCTGAGTATGAATATTATGTTTATTATCAATTCACATCAAATGACACAAGAAAAGTTGGGAGATATGAAGGCCAGTTCTTATTAAGAAATTCAGATGGTACATTAATTTTACCTATTAGAGAAAAACTATATATAAACGTACAGGAAAGTTTCATTGCTGATGATCTTCCGTATGAGTCTTGTTATGTTGTTGAGTTCCCTTGTTGTGCAAGTATCCCAACAACATCTACAACAACCACAACCCCTTGTCATAGTTGTGGACCATGTTGTCCTCCAACACCAACCCCTTTAACAACAACCACAACCACAACCCCTACTCCAACATCAACACCTCCTGAAAATGTTGTTTATGATTTATCTATAGATGTGACAGCTGGTTCTATTGTTGTTGATTGTGTGTTGACATGTGATCGACCTGTTGATCAACTTGTGACATTAGAGGTTAATACTATTTTAGATTTGTTGTCTGGAGGTTCAATTAATATACCGGCAACGGTATCTATATTACCAAATGAATTGTCAGGAACTATTCAGGTGATTAATACTGATTATGATTACTCTGATTTAGGGGAGACTGGGTATTTTGAGACTGGTGAAGTAAATGTGAGTGGGTTAACTTATAACCTTAATGGGGTTTTGAATCATTTCATTGTTACTCCAACACCAACTCCGACTAATACGACTACACCAACTGTAACCCCAACAAAGACTTTAACTCCTACACCGACTCCTACACCAACAACATTAAACGATAATTTAATTGTTTATTATGGTAAATTGGAAAAATTATTTGTTGATTCAAATGATATGGTAGATTTGGGTATTTTGGAGACTAAAAATATTAAAAATGTATATTTATCTTACGGTATGATACCAGGGTATTGTTATGTGGTTGTTCCTGAGATATTGGATCAGCCGGTACACTTTAAAAACAGTGTTGATGGATGTAATGGATTTACCATTCCGTTCGCAAGACTTGACGACATTAGTGTATATGACTCAAATGGTGTTGCCAGTGTATATTATGTGTATAGATCTTATGTGTCAACAAGTTCAAGTGTTGATGTATGGGTTTGTGATTAAAAAAAATTATATGTAAATGTCAGAATTTGAATTACTAGGAGGTATTGGTGTAATGGGCTTTATAAGCCCGATGGATACAAGAGACTCTTATGCTGTTATTGACCCAATTTATGGTATTGATGGACTTAGAAATGTTCATTCGATCCATGATTTAAATACCATTCCGTTTCTGAGAAGAAGGTCGGGTATGATTGTGGGGGTTAATGGTGGTGAGAAGTATTTCAAGTTAAAAAAGATTTCATGGATAAATGATATTACTGATTGGGTTGAAATTGATTTAACTAAAATCATTTATATAGATAAGGAGATTCCTTATGGAGTAATTGATGGAATTAACGATATTTTTGAATTATCTTCTGACCCAATTCCCAATTCTGAGCATTTATTCTTAAATGGGTTATTAAATGATTCTGGTATAGATGAGGACTATTTAATTGAAGGTAAGACCATTAAATTTTCCATTCCGCCTGATATTGGCATGAAAATAAGATGTAGTTATCGCAGTTTTTAATGAGATTGTAGATATTTATAGTTAAGTGAAATAACAAAAAAGTAAAGACTAAATGAATATTAATATGAGTGAGATTATAACCTATGTAACATCCGATTTATATTTAACCGCCTATCTAAAGACTATGGGGTATAAATTAAAGGTTGAGAAAGTTAAAACAAAATCAAACTTTATTTTTGAATCTTCCCCCGAGCTACTATCACATGTAGATGAGTATTTAACCGAAATGGGTTCCTGTGAACCGTTGGCGTACACAAACGCAATCAAGAACATTAAAAATTTATTGTACAACAAAAAATAAACATTTTAATTAATGTGTTTTTTTTTGTTAATGACCCTTTAAACCGGGTTGTGCAAAATTTCTATGTCCTTAAAAAATAAATAAATAATTAAAAACAAATTTTTATGTCAAATACTAAAATTGTATTAAATAGACAGTCTGATTTAATATTGGACAACGCGGAAATTACATCACCAGTTGGTATCGTCTTAGCTGACATCGCTGGAGCTACTGATGCAATATCTGCTGAAGAATCATTAAGAGTAGCTGCGGTAGCTGCTGAAGAATCAATGAGAATAGCTGGTGATGTTGAAGTAACTCAACTGGTAAGAAATGAACGAGATACTCGTGTCGCTGCTGTATCTACTGAAGAGTCTGCTCGTATCGCTGGTGATTTAAACCTTCAAAACCAAATCGACAATGTACTGTCTAATGTTGATGGTGCTGCTTTGGATTCATTAACGGAAATCGTTGGAGCTTTCCAATCTGCTGATGATGATTTGAATGGTGCTATCACACTTTTAGCTAACACTGCAAGTTCTGCATTGTCAACTGAAGTTGAAGCTCGTATCTCTGATGTTGACGCTGAACAAGCAAGAGCTGAATCAGCTGAAGCTGTATTGACTGCTGATTTATCTGCTGAAAGATCTGCTAGAATTCTTTCTATAGCTGCTGAAGTTGAAAAAGAAGTATCTAAAAGAATCGCTGATGTTGATGCTGAAGAGTCTCGTGCTAGCGAAGCTGAAGAAATGTTAGCTGCTGATTTATCTTCTGAAGTTGCTGCTCGTGAAGCGGCTATTTCTGCTGAGTCATCAGTTAGAAGAGAAAATGATGAGGCCGAAGAGTCTCGTGCTATCGAAGCTGAAGGTTCATTAGCTACAGTTATCGCTGCTGAACACAGTGAACACATCGCAAACGAATTATCTATCGTTACTGCAATGGATGCTGCTGATTCATCTGAAGCATCTGCTCGTATCGCTGGTGATGCATCATTAACTGCTGATTTAGCTGCTGAAGGTGTTCGTGCTGGAAACGCTGAAGGCGTATTAACTGCTAATTTAGCTGCTGAAGGTGTTCGTGCTGGAAATGCTGAAGCTAGTTTAGCTACTGATTTAGCTTCTGAAATCATGAACAGAGGTAATGCTATTGATAATGAGCAATCTGCAAGAATCGATGGTGACCAATCACTACAAAACCAAATTGATTTCATCACAGACAACACTGATGCTGCTGCAATTGATTCATTAACTGAAATCGTTGCTGCTTTCCAAAGTGCTGACGGAGAAATCAATGGTGCAATTACTACATTAGCAGATGCTGCTGGTGCTAACTTGTCAACTGAGGTTGCTCGTGCTACAAGTGTTGAAGGTGTATTAACTGCTGATTTATCTACTGAAGTTGCTGCAAGAGAAGCTGCTGTTTCTATGGAAGAAGCTGCTCGTATTGCTGCTGAGTTAGTTTTAACTAATAGTTTATCTGTTGAAGTTGCTGCACGTATCGCTGATGTTGATGTTGAAGAAGCAAGAGCAATGGCTGCTGAGTTAGTTTTAACTAATGATTTATCCGCTGAAGTTGCTGCTCGTATCGCTGATGTTGATGCTGAAGAGTCTCGTGCTATGGCTGCTGAGTTAGTTTTAACTAACAACTTGTCTACAGAAATGTCTGCACGTATTGCTGACGTTGATGCTGAAGCATCTCGTGCTACTGCTGCTGAAGGTATATTAACTGCTGATTTATCAAGTGAAGTTGCTAACAGAGGAACAGCTGTAACTGCTGAAGCTTCTTACAGAGTTGCTGGAGATTTATCTCTACAAAACCAAATTGACTTCATCACAGAAAACATCGACCCAGTTGCTATCGATTCATTAACTGAAATCGTTGCTGCTTTCCAATCTGCTGATGGTGATATTAACGGAGCAATTACAGAATTAGCTGATGCTGCTGGTGCTAACTTGTCAACTGAAGTTGCTCGTGCTACAAGTGCTGAAGCTGTATTGACATCTGATTTATCAAGTGAAGTATCTGCAAGAATTGCTGATGTTGATGCTGAAGAGTCTAGAGCTACTGCGGCTGAGTTAGTTTTAACAAACGATTTATCTTCTGAAGTATCAAACAGAATTGCTGACGTTGATGCTGAAGAGTCTCGTGCTACTGCTGCTGAGTTAGTTTTAACAAACAACTTGTCTACTGAAGTTTCTAACAGAATTGCTGACGTTGATGCTGAACAAGCAAGAGCTGAAAGTGCTGAAGCTGTATTGACTGCTGATTTATCAAGTGAAATGTCTGCTCGTATCGCTGATGTTGATGCTGAAGAGTCTAGAGCTATGGCTGCTGAAGATTTACTTGATGGTGACCTTCGTTCTGAAATGATGAACAGACAAATTGCTGTTGATGCTGAAGCATCTTACCGTGTTTCAGGTGATTTGTCACTTCAAAACCAAATTGACTTCATTACATCTAACGTTGATGCTGCTGCAATCGATTCATTAACTGAAATCGTTTCTGCGTTCCAATCTGCTGATGGTGATATCAACAACGCAATCACTACATTAGCTGATGCTGCTGGTGCTAACTTGTCAACGGAAGTTGCAAGAGCTGAAAGTGCTGAAGCTGTATTGACTGCTGATTTATCAAGTGAAGTATCTAATAGAGAATCTGCTGACACTAGTTTAGCTGTTGCTTTATCTATTGAAGTGTCTAAAAGAAATGATTTAGGACAAAGCGTTTATTCTGAAGTTTCTAACAGAACTGCTGACGTTGATGCTGAAGAATCAAGAGCTATCGCTGCTGAAGGTGTTTTAACATCAGATTTATCTTCTGAAGTTGCTAACAGAGAAGCTGCAATATCTGCTGAAGAATCAATGAGAGTTGAAGCTGACGCATCTATCGCTGCTGAATTGTCTTCTGACATTGCTGGATTAGCTGATGTTGATGGAACAACTATCGTTCTTAACGGTGATACTAACCAAATCGAATTGGCTGACGAAGTTGCTGCTGGTGCTGGTGGAAATAGAACGTTCTTAGGTGAAATAGATATCAAAACAATCTTGAAAGTAGGTGGTGTTGATGTAATGGCTGAAATTAGTTCAGAAATTGCAAGAGCTGAAGCTGCTGAAGCGTCTATCGCTGAAGAATTGTCAACTGAAGTATCTTACTTAATAGCTAACACAGATTTAGGTTCAATCGATTCATTCGCTGAAATCGTTTCTGAATTGTCTAATGAGATTGCAAGAGCTGAAAGTGTTGAGGGTTCAATTGAAACTTCTGTTAACAACTTGTCAACTAACACTGAGATGTATGTAGATGATAATAGACCTACAATGCTTGGATTCAAACAAGACCCTGATGGTGCAGTCTCAGCATTCACATGTAATGTTGAAATTGAAACACAAATTGTATTCCTTAATGGTATAATGCAACTTGAAGACCAAGATTACACTATTGCTTCTGTTGCTGGAGCGAAAGGCGCAATGAATACTGAGGTTACATTTGCTTCTGCACCAGCAGCGACAGATAGAATCAATATCTATGGTGTTTCTAACAAGATTCGTCCATTTTTAGGAATAAATTAATCCATAACACTTAACACATAAAGATAATGGGAGGATGAAATACTCCTCCCATACCTTAAAAAATAAAACAAATGATAGAAGTACCTTTAAAAATAGAAATTAAAGAAAGTCCAAATAAAGGACTTGGTGTGTTTGCGAAGGAAAAAATCTTAAAAGATGAAATCATTGAAATATGTCCTTTAATTAAATTAGATGTACCTCATAATTCAGATGTTTTAGATGACTACAGATTCTATTATCCAAGAAAAACGGCAAAAGATTATGTAGTTGTGTTAGGGTATGGGTCTTTGTATAATCATAACGACCAAAACAACGCTGATTGGAGAGATGGAAAACCAATGACATTTGAATTTTTTGCAACTAAGGACATTGAACTTGGTGAAGAAATTTATTTAAAATACGGTGGACCAGAATACTTCAAACAAAGGCCAAAAGATTGGTTGTAATAAAACAAACACATAATGGGGGAGGTTTACCTCCCCTATTTATGTTTTTTAAATAAACAATTAAAAATTAAAAAATAAAAAAAATGACACAGAATAAACTTAGAGTGAAAGGTGTTAATAGTGGTGGTGGAGTTATTTTACCACAATTAATCACTTTCACAAAAGCGGATTACGGAACTGATGTTGATGTGATATCACAATACTTAACGTTGAAACGTGGGAATAATGCTGGACTGTTTAACACTAATGAAGGGGCAACATATAATGGTACTTTCGAAGGCGGTAAAAATCATCTATGGTGTGTGGCAAATGAAGGGGACTTTACGTATGATAGTTATGTGGATTTGTGGAATACATTTGACCCATCAACAATTGACATAACTCAATTACAATCTGATTACGAGAATGGTGGTAACCTATTTGATTTTAGTGACAAATCAATGGTTCCTTGGGGTAGGGTTCATAATAGTATGCCTCTTGAAATGTTAAACAAAGAAATGATTATGTTGGATGTACTTGATGGTAAATTCTATAAAGTAAAATTCACTCAATGGACTAATGGAGGTGCTGGTGGTGGATTATCTTATACTAGACAATTGTTTTATTCAGTACCGGAGGTTCTAGTGGTGAACCTAACTCTACCATTTAATGCTAATGATGGAGATACAATTGATGGACAATTCGGGTCTTCAACAGGGTATTATAAAGTTGAATATTGGGATGGGACATCTGAGGTATTAGGTGATGGTAAAGTATACGATTCAATTTCAATGAAAGCCGATGGAATATCATCATTCTATAAACAATTCAATAGTTCAGACTTAAACAATGGACAAATAGTAATAACTAGTTGCACTTCATATGGGTCACCATCTGGAGACATTATTTTTGTCGCATTAACTAATCCATGTTATGGTAATTTTGATGTGAATAGTCTAACTAACTTAACTTATTTACATGTTCAGAATAATGAATCACTAACATCACTTAACGTATCTAGCTTAAGAAACTTAACGTATTTAGATATTAATGATAACCAATTAACTGAGATTTTATTTCCTCAGTTAATTCCATTGGGTGGGGTTATGATGATTCCAGAGTTAAAAAGTTTACAGGTTATTGGTAACCCATTACTAACAACACTTATTGGTTTAAATAATTCTAACTTAACAAGTTTAAAAATTGAAAATAACAACTCATTAACATCTCTTGATGTGAGTGGTTTATCTAACTTACCAAGTTTAGAGATCAATAGTAACACATCATTAACATCACTTGATGTAACTGGTTTAATTAACGCAACACTCTTAAGAGTTTATGATAACACATCATTAACATCACTTATTGGTTTAACTGATTTAACTAACTTAACAAGTTTATTTGTTTATTATACATCATTAACATCACTTGATATAACTGGTTTAAGTAATTTAATATATTTACAAGCTCGTGAAAATCCATTTGGCGGTACTGGTTATGACAATTTGTTAATTGAATTGGATACTAACGGTACTTCAGGAGGAACTTTCGCAGCTGGTGGTAGTACGTTTAATAGAACATCTGCTAGTAACGACGCGTTTGCTAATTTGATTGACAAAGGTTGGTCTTTGGATATGTGATAACACAATCAAAAAACACCAAGGTAGAAATATCTTGGTGTTATTATAACAATAAACAAATGACAAAAAATTAAAAGTATGGAAAAAGAAAGAAAGGTAAAATCCTTGATGCCATTTAAGATGTTAAAACGTTTTAAAACGAATGGAGAAGCTGAGTTGGAAACTCTTGGACTTAATAATAATAGAATGGGATTCAAACACCCAGAATTTCCAAAGTTTGATAAAAAATAATAATAAACAATTAAATAACTAAAAAATTATGGCAACATTCATAACATCCAAATCAGTTGGAGAAACAATCTACATTTCTGTTCATGCAACTGGATATTGGAAATATAATCACGATGGAAGTGATTCAAGTGTATTTGTAAGTGGGGAACAAACAATCTCAGTAACAAACGTAAACGGTGAATTCACAATTATATCATGTGATTCAGATGGTAATGTAAGTGGGAATATAACTTATTTGGATTTATATAATAACCAATTAACATCATTTGACGGAACTGGTTTAACAGGTTTAACTATTTTGGGTTTATCTACTAACCAATTAACATCATTTGACGGAACTGGTTTAACAGGTTTAACTTATTTGTATTTACAGAGTAACCAATTAACATCATTTGATGGAACTGGTTTATCTAGTTTAACTACTTTGGAATTAACTAGTAACCTCTTAACATCATTTGACGGAACTGGTTTATCTAGTTTAACTGAGTTGCATTTAAGTGGACCTAGAGGTGGTGGTGGGACACTAACCTCAGTTAGTAACCTTCCATCTAGTTTAACTAACTTGTATTTACAAACTAACCAATTAACATCATTTGACGGAACTGATTTATCTAGTTTAATTACTTTGAATTTAAATAATAACCAATTAACATCATTTGACGGAACTGATTTATCTAGTTTAACTGGTTTGTATTTAACAGGTAACTTATTAACATCATTTGACGGAACTGGGTTATCTAGTTTAACTGATTTACGTTTACAAGGTAACCAATTAACATCATTTGACGGAACTGGATTATCTAGTTTAACTAGTTTGGGTTTACAAATTAACCAATTAACATCATTTGACGGAACTGGTTTATCTAGTTTAACTGATTTGGAGTTACAAAATAACCTCTTAACATCATTTGACGGAACTGGTTTATCTGGTTTAACTTATTTGGGTTTAGGTAGTAATCAATTAACATCATTTGATGGAACTGGATTATCTAGTTTAACTAGTTTGAATTTAATGGGACTTAAAAGTGGTGGTACATTAACTTCGGTTAGTAACTTACCATCAAGTTTAACTAATTTACTTTTAAATAGTAATCAATTAACTTCATTTGACGGAACTGGTTTATCTAGTTTAACTTATTTGGGTTTAGATAATAACCAATTAACATCATTGGATGGGACCGGATTATCTGGTTTAATTGAGTTGTATTTACAATATAACCAATTAACATCATTTGACGGAACTGGATTATTTAGTTTAACTACTTTGGTTTTAAATAGTAACCAATTAACATCATTTGACGGAACTGATTTATCTGATTTAACTGTTTTAAATTTAGATAGTAACCAATTAACATCATTTGACGGAACAGGTTTATCTAGTTTAACTGGGTTGAATTTACAGAGTAACCAATTAACATCATTTGATGGAACTGGTTTATCTAGTTTAACTAGTTTGAAGTTATATGGTAACCCACTTACAACATTTATTGGTGGGGACATGGGTCAAATGAGTGAGTTGAATTTAAATAATTTACAATTAACATCATTTGATGGAACTGGATTATCTAGTTTAACTTCTTTGGAATTAAATAGTAACCAATTAACATCAATTGATGTGACTGGTTTATCAAGTTTAACTTATTTGGTTTTAAATAATAACCAATTAACATCATTGGATGTGACTGGTTTATCTGGTTTAACTTCATTAAATTTAAGTGGTAACCAATTAACACCATCTGTAAACAATCAAGTCTTACATCAACTTAATCAAAATGGAATAATTGAAGGTAGTTTTCAATCTAGTGGTGGAAGAACATCAGCAAGTAACGCTGATTATGATAACCTAGTAAGTTTAGGTTGGTATTTTGAAGGTTTAGATTTAATCATTGTTGGAAGTGGTAAACTAAGAGTAAAAGGAGTTAATAGTGGTGGAACTCCTCCACCCCCAACACCACAACCATGGGATGGCGGAACGATTTATAACATTGGTGCTGTCGTAACCCTTTCCAGACAAACTTGGAATTGTATCCAATATGCTCCAGCTGGTTACGGTCCATTTGGTGGATATATTGATGTTTATTGGACTTTATAATTAATATTAACACAACAAAAGAAGGGACTCAATCGAGTCCCTTTTTTATATCATAGAAATGATATTTATTTTAAGTTTTTATACAAATTTGTTTTCGGATTATATTCCAAACCATCATTACCCCCATTAAACAAGTTATAAATTAATTTATCATATGTTTTAACCAATTTCATATTATCCGCATGATATCTCATCAATACCTTATCGTTACGTTCATTATAGGAATCAATATTTTTATCATGCTCAGTTAATATATAATCCAATTGTTTAGCACCATCAACGGTATCTGAACCTTCATAATAATAACCCAAATCTTTACACATCGGAGCGTTATGTAATACAGGATATCCCATATACGCAGCATCCAAATAAATGTAATTTAATGGATTTAATATTTGATGACAGATTAATACGTCAATATGTTGGGTTAATATAAATGCTGTTTGGTATCTACTTTCAGATGTTATTTTATTGTCTTTAAATAAATCAAAAGTCCTAATCATACCCATGAACTCCTTGTGTTTGGCAACTTTCTCGGAATTGGTCAACATTAACTTATCTATATGTTCTTTACCAATCTCACCTCGATAAGACTCTTCGGAAATCATTGCTGGTATAAGACAAAATTTAACCATGTTAAGGTTCGGTTCCATCACACCCAATCGTTTCTTTTCTTTACCGATGTTGTATCGATAATCTTTTTTAAATGAACCCTTTTTAAATCCTTTTTCAATATCAACAAGAGCCTCTAGTAGATATTGGTGATGCCATATGAAAGGAACGATAAACGCTTTAGACCGATATAGGGTATGATAATAACCACAATTAGTTTCATGTTGTTGAGGTATATACCATATTTCATCATATGCTTCATCGAATTGATATGCTTTATTCTCATCTTCTTTAAATAGAATGTTCTCAGCACTTAGAATATAATTGTTACCGCATTTGTATGCAATTATTTTTTTATTCGGTTTTGATTTAAACTTCTCAATTTCAGATTTATTAATCTGAGCTCCCATAACGATTAACAAATCCATGTCTTCGTAGTGATCCCTAAAGTTACAAATGTTAACATCGGTTAAATAACTTGGTTTAGTCGACCAATCAACATCGATTGTGTTTAATAAAGTTATTTCATATTTCTCATTCGAGTTTTTTAACAACTTAGTTAACATCAATATGTTTTGTTTAATTCCGTTTGTCCAAATCGACTCTTTATTATCTTTTAGACCGAGTGTAATTCCAATTTTTAAATTTTTCATTTTGTTATATTTACGTGTTTGTTTATAAATTTTAATACTACTTCATCTTTTATTTCTTGCGTCGGAGCATGTACCCACAACCATAAAAATGATGTCTCTAAGTCCGACATCTCTTTTCGTTTTAATAAAATAACCTCCATTATGTTTTCCACATCTTCACCTTCCAATTCGACATCGATATTTAACTCAACACATATCATATATAACTCAAGTAGGTTGTTATCTGCATATGATTCCTTGGCTTTAATATATGTATCTAACATTTCTTCAGAATCTATTTTATCAGGATGCGTAACTTTTACGATGTCCCTATAGATTTTTTTCATCTTACGTTTGGTGTGATCATTGACGTTTTTAATTTTGGGTTCCTTTTCTACCTTATCTTTAGGTTCGGTAGGTATTTCAGGTTCAGGTGACGACACACCCAACTCTTTTTTCTTATCCTCTATCGATTTTAAAAACTCGCTACGGTTATCTCCAATTACTTCCCTTTTATATTCGTCATCAATCAACAAGAAATTATATTCCTGTAGTAGTTTTTTAATCTCTAATTTTTTTATTTTATCACTCATCCACCAATGGTGTTTTTAAATTTATCGTCCTGATACTATAAATATTAGAGATAGCCGGATATTTATAGTAAAAAGGTGTTATGAAAATATTATTACATATATTCCATTTGGTTCCGATTATCGGGCTTGGAATTTTAGGGTTTCTTTATCCAGGGTGGTATCAAGATGGTTACTTAGATGATTTATACCCTAGAATTGGGGCGTTCGTAGCTATTTACGGTGGGTTTATCGGATCATTAATATGGTATATACAAAATTTCAAGAACTTATGATGGTACTTATTGGATTGTTTTGTTTCATATTGGCTGGCATTTTTGAAGGGATAATGGATACATTACAATTTCACTTTTCGGGTTCACCATTTTTTAATTTTAAAAATAAACTTTTTTGGAATCCAGAGATTTCTTGGAAAAATAAATATAAAGATGGCGATCCAATGGGTGGACCTAAATTCCCGTTCTCAACGAATCTATTAGTGGGGCTTACCGATGGATGGCATCTATTTAAATTGTTAAGGACATTTTTTATCTTCGCTGGTGTATTTTTCATTTTTATCCCCTGCCAAACAACAATGATATGTTTAATGTATGTATTTATATCAAGAATAGTATACGGAGTGGCATTTAGTTTATCTTACGATTATTTATTTAAATAACATTATGGAATTTTTTATAGGAAAGGACTCATCATTACCCATTTTAAAAATGGATGTTGTTAAAGACGGTAGAACTGACTCGTCAAAAAACTTCTATGACAGTATGGTGAATTCAAAAGTTAGGTTTTCAATGAAAAACTTTATATAAATGTACAAGAAAGTTTCATTGCGGACGATCTTCCGTATGAATCTTGTTATGTTGTTGTTGATAAAGTTATGAAATATGAATTTGGTATTGGTTGGAGTGATATTACCGATAGTTATAACACTGGATTACCAATTGACTAATTAAAAAAAATAACAAATCAGTTGATAAGAGTAATTTTTACTCCTATATTTATTTTACGAAGGTAAATGCCGACCTAATTCGGCAGCTAATAAACCAACTAAAATAATTTATAGTGATAACACAAGAAGAAATTAAAAGTTTCCTAGAAGGGAACGATCCAGAGGAACATATTGTTTCCGTAGAGTTTGATTACGTATCGGACCACATTTTCAAAATTAAAGAAGTACCTGGTAAAGGTAAAATTATACAACAAGATTCACTAATAGCGTTTGCTTGGGTTGGTGATCTACGTGGTCTTAACTTTTACGAAGGGTCCAAAGCATTGCAAAAACAGGCTATGGGCAAATACGGCATCCTCATAGAAAAACTCCGAACAGATGGTAATGAACGATTAGAAGAAGGATTAACTTTTATAGTTAAATCCATTAAGGGGTATCGATCATTAACTCAATTTTTCCGTGATGGTGGAATTGACCCCTGGGGTGAAAAGGCAAAAGATAAAATCTTGATGGTCTCTCCTGTAGAACAATACCTCATCTCAAAGGAGAAACGATTATTCAAAGGGTTTGATGAATACAATGACATTACTAGATTTGTATTTGACCTTGAGACGACCTCATTGGAACCAAAGGATGGTCGTATCTTTATGATTGGAATGAAAACAAATAAAGGATTCCAAAAAGTTATTGAATGTTCAAACGAAGATGAAGAGCGTGCGGGACTTGTGGAATTCTTCAAAACAATAGATCAACTTAAACCATCAATCATTGCGGGTTATAACTCAGCAAACTTTGACTGGTTTTGGATATTCGAAAGATGTAAGGCATTACATTTAGATATTAAGAAAATTGCAATCTCAATGAACGCAAAGAAGACGATATCTCAAAAAGAATCAATGTTAAAATTAGCAAATGAGGTTGAGAGATTTAATCAGGTACAAATGTGGGGTTATAACGTAATTGATATTATTCATTCAGTTCGTAGATCACAAGCAATCAACTCAAACATTAAAGAGGCCGGTTTGAAGTATATTACCAAGTTTATTGATGCCGAAGCAAAAGATCGTATCTATATTGACCACACAAGTATTGGTTCAATGTATGCAGAAAAAGATGAGTATTGGTTAAATGTAGAAAATGGTAATTACAAAAAGGTTGGTATTGACCCAAAGGTAGATGAGATATGCGTAAGACGGGGGGATATTTACCTTAAAACAACGGGGGACGACATAGTTGAGCGTTATCTTGATGATGACCTTGAGGAAACGTTGATTGTGGATGACGAGTTCAACCAAGCAACATTTCTATTGGCATCGTTGGTTCCAACAACATATGAGAGAGCATCCACAATTGGAACAGCGACTCTTTGGAAAATGGTAATGTTGGCATGGTCATATAAACATGGATTAGCAATACCACAGAAAAAAGAAAAAAGAAACTTTGTTGGTGGATTATCTAGATTATTAAAAGTTGGGTATTCTAAGAACGTATTAAAGCTTGATTACTCCTCACTATACCCATCCATTCAGTTAGTTCACGACGTGTTCCCTGAATGTGATATAACGGGAGCAATGAAGGGGTTATTAACCTATTTCCGTAACTCTCGTATTATGTATAAGAACTTGGCAGCAGAATATAAAACCATAGATAAGAAGAAATCAACATCATACGATCGAAAACAATTGCCGATTAAGATTTTTATTAACGCATTCTTCGGATCATTATCCGCTCCACACGTATTTCCGTGGGGCGACATTGATAAGGGAGAACAAATAACAACAACGGGAAGACAATATTTAAGACAAATGGTTAAATTTTTTACAAAACGAGGTTATACCGCATCAGTGTTAGATACTGACGGTGTTAACTTTTCATTACCGGAAGGTGGTGTTGATGACCGTGTTTATATTGGTAAAGGAAATAACTCTTTAATTGTAAAAGGTAAAACATATATCGGTTATGATGCTGATGTTGCAGAGTTTAACGATATTTTTATGAAGGGGGAGATGTTTTTAGATTGTGATGGGACTTGGGATTCTTGTATTAACTTGGCTCGTAAGAACTATGCGACGATGGAACACAATGGTAAAGTCAAATTTACTGGTAATAGTATTAAGTCCAAAAAAATGCCAAAATACATTGAGAAGTTTTTGGATAAGGGTATTAAACAATTACTTAGAGGTGAGGGAAAAGAATTTATTGATTGGTATTATGAATATATTCAAAAGATATTTGACCTAAGAGTTCCGTTGGCAGAGATTGCATCAAAAGCAAGAGTTAAAATAAGTGTTGAGGATTACATTAAACGTAGTAAACAAACAACAAAGTCGGGTAGTTTAATGTCAAGACAGGCTCATATGGAACTTATTATTAGAGATGGGATACAATCAAATCTTGGTGATACGATTCTTTATGTGAATAACGGAACAAAGGCATCTCACGGAGACGTTCAAAAAGTTAATGAAAAAATGACTAAGAAGGAAGTGGATTTATTTTTTGATATTAATGGTAGTAAACCTATTTTGGGGTCTCACGTCCAATTAAATTGTTATCGTATTGAGCCGTCCGATTTAGAAAATAACCCTGAGATGTTGGGAGAATATAACATACAAAGAGCCATTGCAACATTCAATAAACGAGTGGAACCATTGTTAATCGTATTTGATAATGAGGTTAGAGATACGTTATTAGTTAAAAATCCGGAGGATAGAAGTTTTTATACTTCAGGACAATGTGTGTTAACAAATGGCAACCCATTCAATCCTGAAGACCAAGATGATTTGGTTGATCTATTAACCATAACCCCAGAAGAATTATCTTTTTGGGATAATGTTGGTATTAGTCCTGACCATATATATGACTTAGCAGAGCCTGGATGGGAAGAACATATTAACTAAAAATTAATAATAAAAGTTTGAATTTTACTAAAAACCAAAATATTTATATATATATGGGACGACCTAAAAAAGAAGAAAAGGATAAAAAAATTAAAGTTGGGATTTGTATGGATAGACAACTTTATAAAAAAGTTATGGAAAATGGTGGTAAAGTGTCCCAAATAATAGAAAGTATAGTTAGAGAATATTATGGATACAAAGATTTGTAGTAAATGTAAGGAGAAAAAAAATATTTGTGAGTTTGGTAAAGATAAAACAAGAAAGGGTGGATATAGTTATTTATGTAAACCTTGTTTAATTGAAAAAAGTTTCACTTATAAAAAAAATAATCGTGAAAAGGTTTTAAATGGTTATAAGGACTATCACAAAAAAAATGGTGAAAAAATAAAGAAGTCAAGAAAAGAATACGTAAAAAATAATCAGGATAAAATATTGGAATATAAGAAAAAATATTATTCGGAAAATAAAGAATATTTTTTAAATTGGGAAAGAGAAAAACGAAAAAGTGATCCATTATTTAAACTATCCGGTAATATGCGTAAAAGAATTAATTCCTTTGTTAAGTTATCTAAATTTGATAAAAAAACCAAAACATTTAATCTTATTGGGTGCAATCCAATATCTTTAAAAGATTTTTTAGAGAAAAAATTCATAGAGGGAATGTGTTGGGGTAATTATGGGGAATGGCATATTGACCATATAATTCCATTATCTTCGGCAAAAACAGAAGAAGAGATCTATAAATTATGTCATTATAGTAACTTACAACCATTATGGGCAATTGATAATTTAAAAAAAGGGTCTAAAATACTTTAGGTAATTTTTATTCCATCAGACGAAAGTACATACCAATTACCCTGAACAAATTGAAATTGGACACAAGCTCCTTTTTCTAACAACAGTTCATCCCACTCCTCATCAATTTTACCTGTGTTAGGTTTAATTAAAACACTAACCAGTGATTTTATAATAATACGATTGGTGGTTTCAGAGTTTAATAAAATTTCTGATCCACCGATTGTTTTAACAATAATTAAATCCTCACCATTAGTGGTGTAATTCTTTTCTAATAAAATTAAATTATCGTATTTGGTATTATCTTCTATGACGATATTCTGTTTCATTATGGTTTTTCTTATCGGTATTTCTTTAATTATTGGCATATTAAATAACGTATATTTGTCTTGGCATTGCCCTAAACTTAAGTGACTTATTTAAATTCTCAGCAATTAATGCCTCACGTTCCATTACTTTTTCAGGTTTCAATCTTGTTAATCTACCCTCAGCACCAATTAATTCATCAATCAATTTTGTTTTTTCATCTTTTGCTTCCGTTGCCAATGCGGCATAATCCATAGTTAAATCACCATCAGGTGTTTTAAGGTTACCGCTAAATTTACCTCTTACTCTTGCTAGCGTTTCTTTACAATAAGCAATAAACCATCGTCTAACCCAAATTTGAGATGGGTTATTAAGATCTACCCAACTAAGTTTGTCGTATGGTACATCAGACGGTAATTTAATAATATCGGGATTATTTTTTAAACATTCGTCTCTATCCGCAGGTCCAACATCATAATACCAATACCAAACTCTACCTTTCATCATTGTAGAATTACCAAAGTCAAATTTACCTCCAGGTGTGTTCATTAAGTGAACCGCCTTTTTACCTCCTGGTAATGCGGTTACTCTATATGTTAAATCCCCCGAAATAATTCTTTTCTGAATATTAATCTCTTGCATTCTCAATAACATATCAAACGCTGGCATCATAAAGTAACTTCCTGCCATGTTACCCATTTGTGCAAATCCACCCGCTCCTCCGATACCACCACCGAATTCTCCGAATCCAAATCCAGCACCAAACATTGAACTATTTAAAGTTGCTGGTGTGAACCATAATAACTCATTTAATTCTCTATTTTCAGGAATTTCATAAACTTGTTGACCATGTACTAATTGAATGAAGTCTTTCTTTAATACCGAATCGCCTCCAGTCTGTAAACCTACAATTTTGGAATATGCATATGTGTATCGTGTTTCATAATCTAAACTTCTTGTTGTAAACGCTTTTGATAATGATTGGGTGTCCAAGTTTAAATTATACAAATTAGTCCACTGAGATTCAGTTAACCAATCTTGGATGTATTGAGAATATTCATCAATAGAAAATTCAAGAAGAGTGTCCATTTGTTCCTCCTCCAATTCTACACTTCTAAGTGGAGCACCTAAAACGTGTTTCACTTTTTTGTATAGGTCACTTCTTTCTGGTTCGTTAATTATTGACATATAAGTTTTATTTATAAATATCTTATTATTTTGTTCTTAACAAATATAATTCGTTAACAAATTTCCAATTAACGTGATTCCAAAAATTATTTATATATTCATCACGTTTATTACGATATTTTAGATAGTATGCGTGTTCCCACACATCAAGACCTAACAATGGATAACCACCATCCTTAACGACATTCATTAATGGATTATCTTGGTTAGGTGTGGAAATAATTTTTAATCTATTATTTTTAGTTAAAATTAACCAAGCCCACCCTGATCCAAATTGATCTTTAGCAACCTGATTAAATTCGTCTTTTAATTTTTTAATATTTCCGTATTGTTTTGTGATTTTTTCATATACTCCACCACTTGGTTTTTGTTTAGTTGGGCTTAACATTTTCCAAAAAAGTGCGTGGTTAAAGGCTCCACCTGCATTATTTCTAACCTTAGTGTCATATTTACTAATGTTTTTAACTATGTCTTCCAATTCAACCTCACCTTTTTTATTTGCAAGAGCATCGTTTAATTTTTTAACATAACCTTTATAGTGTTTGTTGTAATGAACGTCCATAGTTTCAGGATCCACAAATTGTTTCATAGATGAATATGAATACGGTAATTTTTCAATACCAATTTTTTTCATCTCCATTAAAAAATCTTTCTTAATATTTTGTTTTTCTGAAATTAAAATTTGTTCATTAATAAGATTAATTTTATTGTTAATACCTTTTAATCCTTCAAAAACAAATTCATTAAATTGTGGATATTCTTCTTCAAACATTTTGATTAGTCGACCAGCGTAGGCATTTGCTTCATCTTCATTCTGACCCCCAATGTTTGGGCCTTGTTCTCTTTTAAGAATATCTCTTTGATAAGAATGAACCCACTCATGAGCCAATGTTCTCATTATATCACGATTTAATCTACCATCAGTTAAGACTTTAATACCATCTTTAGGATGTTGACTACCTGTAGTCATATTACTTGTTTTTTTCCCCAAAAATTGAATAGTAATATCATCCTTTAATTGATAATTCCTTTGTAAGAATTTAATAAAGGTGTGAATTAACTCGTTATACTTTGGATCAAGTCCTGAATCTATACGTTTGATACTTACTTTCATTATTGATAAATATTATCAATAACAAAAAGATTTACCTTCTCTTATTAATTAAACCAAGTATTTCCTCAACAACATCACCAACGTTTTCAGGTTGTTCGTCCCCCATAACGGTTCTAATGACTTCTTTTTTACGATTTAGAATGTCATATACCGCACCTTCTATTGTGTTTTCATATAATGGGTAATAAACAAGTACATTTGATTTTTGACCATAACGATACGCCCTATCTTCAGCCTGAGCGTGTTCGGCGGGAACAAATGATAGGTCATTCATAATCACAACCTCAGCAGCAGTTAAGGTTAATCCAACACCCGCAGCCTTTAAGTTACCAACAAACACTTTAATTTTATCGTTCTCCTGAAACTCATCAACCGCATTTTGACGATGAGGTTTGGAACAACTACCATCTAAATAAACTGCTTGTTTTCCAAAATGATTATAGATTGTTTGTAAAGTATCAGTAAAATTGGTAAAGATTATAACTTTCTTACCTTGTTCGATAATGTTCTCAACAAATTCAATTGTTTGTTTTGTTTTTTCATTTGCAATGATCTTACGTACCTTCATTAATTTTGAGAACTGAACGGTAAGTGACGATGACTCATCCTTTTTATTGTCAAACCATTCATAATATTCCCCCATCAACTCTTCATACTCTTTAGATTTCAAACGAAGATATACAGGAGAAATGATTTTATCAGGAAGATCTAACACATCTTCTTTTAATCTACGAAGTATTTGTTTTGAAGTTCGGTCTCTTAATTCTTCCAAATTAGATGCCCCCGTTACATTCCAAACTTTTCGTTTACCTGCCATAAATTGATAACCTTGACAATAACGAATTGCGTAAGCCATCCAATTTTGTGCAACGGGTGATTCAATAATGTTTAGTAAGTTATAATAGTTCATTGGTCGAGAAGTCATTGGGGTTCCCGTTAATAACCAAACTCTTTTAATGTCCTTAACAAAATGGTTAATAATCTTTGTTCGTTGAGCTTGGGGATTTGATATCATATGTGCCTCATCTAAGATAACCAACTCAAATTCCGATTGTTTCAACAATGACGTACCCTTTTTTTCCATATCATGGAAGTTTTTAAGAATGTCATAGTTTACGATAACAAAATCAGACTCAGTTGAAAATTTCTTCCCCTCTGCAATATATACAGGTCGATCAGTGTAGTTTTCAATCTCACGTTGCCAGTTAATCTTTAATGATGCTGGACATATGATTAATATTTTCTTTGCACCTGTCTCTAAAGCCGCAATAATAGTTGCGGTCGTTTTACCAAGACCCATATCATCAGCAAGAATGAATCGTCTTGATCCTGCCAATTTTTCTACCGCTTCTTTTTGGTGTTCCAATGGTGGTCGGTGGTCGTATTTAGAGTAATCTACCTCAACTTTCTCAACGTTGTGAGTTTTTATTAATGAAGATTTAGGAACCCAAAATTCTGTTAAAGGATCCTTCTCAAAAAATTTACCCCAAATATGATATGATTTTTCTTTCTCAACTAATAATTTTTCAATGTAGATTTTTTCTGGTGTTTCCATCAGATATCTTTCTTCGGTAAACTTTTTTGCGAAATACGTATCAAGATCGACCCACTTACGAGCAATCTTAGGGACCGTATCGTAATAATTTATAATGTAATCAGATTGAGTCCTTGTTGGATAAAACTTTTTGTTAGTTTCTTTTTTTGCTTTTAAGTACAATATATGGTTGTTGGATCCCGAATACGAGTCCAATAACGACAAAGCCTTATGCTCTATTAATGATGGGGTAACGTCCAAAATTTTGTTTTTTATAAAAATAACAATAAAAAAGATATTTATCAATAAATACGACAAAATGGCAAATAGAGTTCCTATAACAAGACTAGGGAAATTTTTTGGTGATAATGATTTTAACCTTGAGATTGAGATGGGTCAAGAATGGTTAATTGGTGATATGAATTACACTTGTGTACTTTATAGAGTTGATAAAGTAAAAACCAAAATTGACGATGTATATGGTGAAACAGTTAAAGATGGTATTAAATTTTTACCCCCTGTTGAGTTTAATGCGTATGTTGGAATTGCAGCACCTGAAAACAAATTATTAGGTTCCACTAAAATGGATCAATTTGAACCAGGTAATATCACAATGTCTGTTTATTTAAAAACTTTAGAAGATTTAGAGATAGATATCCAATTTGGAGATTATGTGGGTTATTATGATACAGAAAGTTTTGTGAGATACTATACGGTGGTTAATGATGGTCGTGTCACTTCGGATATAAAACATACTTATAAAGGATATAAACCTTTTTATAGGACAATAATAGGGTCACCTGTTGGTCCAAACGAATTTAGAGGATTATGAAAATAATAATAATAACTGAGGAGCAAGAAGAATTGTTAAAAAATAAAGTTAACAATTTAATTGGTAAAAAAGTAATGTGTTATTACGACTTACACAGACATTGAAATGATTAACATTAAAGATAAAATATTTTTAATAAACTAATATGGGGTTACCTAAAAAAATAAAAAAAGATATACCATTAATACCTAAGAAGACACTTCTTCCTAGACGACATGAGATTGCCGATATGATTTCGGAAGACGGTACTTATTTACCTAAAAGTTTATTACATGCCGATTTAGATAGAGGATTTTTAGATTTTGTTAAAGACGGACTTAAAACTGTGGTTGAGGGAAAAACCGTACCAATGGTAGATGTTTTAATTACAACACAAAATTGGGCTCAGTTTGTTGAGACGTGGGACTTTGAAAATATTGACAAGAATGTTGAACCACCATTTATTACGGTGATCAGAACGCCTGAAGTTAAATATGGTAATAACCCTGCGGTTATGTATAATATTCCAAACAGAAGATTATATTATTACGCTAAAGTACCAACTTGGGATGGGCAACGTCACGGAATGGATATTTACAAGATCCCACAACCTGTACCAGTTGATATAAAATATACCGTTGCAATTGTTTGTAATAGGATGAGAGAGTTAAATAAATTCAACCAAATTGTATTAGAAAAATTTGCATCAAGACAAGCGTACCAAACAATTAAAGGACATTATATTCCAATTATTAATGATGATATTGTCGATGAATCAATTATGGATTTGGAAAAGAGAAAAGTATATATTCAAAAATATACTTTCACAATGATGGGATTCTTAATAGACGAAGATGAGTTTGAGGTACAACCCGCAGTTACAAGGATATTCCAAATGTACGAAACGGAAAGTAAAATCAAGAAAAGAAAACCTAAAAAGGAAGTTCCTAACTCACCCCTAACCGCAACCTTTGTATATTCAGATGTTGACATAGAAAAGGAGGAAATGTTTAATTATACCGTAAATATGCGTTTTATGGATAGTGACAATGTTGATACCTATTCTGTATTCATTAATGATGATTATTATGGTGATGATATTAATGAAATACAAGTTAACAATGGGGATGTAATTAAAATAACAATTGATAAAAAAATTGGTGGACAACCATCGTCAATAGTATTTAACGAGGAGTTAATTTAATCCTCCCCGTATATATCTTTTTTTTCCTTACATTTTTCAAAAATAAGGTTCTCTAAAAACCGATACATTTTAATCCCTCTTTTATCACAATACTTCTTTAAAGTCTCGTGTGATTCAACTGAAATCTTCAAGTTTTTTATCTTCTTAGTATCTTTATCCATAGGTAGAAAAAAGGCAGAATAAAATCTTACCAAAATATAAATAGTTTCGAATAAGTAAAGTTTTTCGTCAAATTATCAATATTTATATAATAAATAAAATTAAAAACAAAAATAAATTAAATTATGGCAACTAACGGTAAAGTATTCGTATCACCTGGTGTATATACTTCTGAAGTGGATTTAAGTTTTGTGGCACAAAGTGTGGGGGTTACCACATTAGGTATTGCTGGCGAAACTTTAAAGGGTCCGGCTTTCGAACCGATATTCATCAAAAATTATGAAGAATTTCAAACTTACTTCGGAGGGACATCCGCAGAAAAATTTATAAACACACAAATCCCTAAATATGAAGCGGCTTACATTGCAAAATCATATTTACAACAATCTAATCAATTATTTGTAACAAGAGTTTTAGGGCTTTCTGGTTATGATGCAGGACCATCTTGGTCTATTATAACTCAAGCGAATGTTGATCCTACCACTATTGATTTTTATTGTGAAACACCACAAATAGTTGATTGTTTACCTTATTGTGATCCTGCTGATTATAAGATTATACCTTATACTGTAGGATTTACGGGGTGTACAAACTCACAATCAACAATTAGTTATACAACTAGTTTCCCTGATGAAATTGAAACTCTTTTAACTACTCAATTTGAACAATTTAATGGAGATGTGTCAACACTACAAACTCAAATCAATAATATGGTTTTTGACGTGTTAACAGATGCTAACCCATTTACCGCACAAACTAATACAATCGATTATTTTGGAACAATTTATGGTCCTGATTACGACGTTTTATCAACGGTATTTACTAATGAAACTAATGTTTATGGTGTACCTTCAGTATCAAGTACTGAAACTAGTTATGAATCACCATATAATGATCCTTGGTATTATTCATTGTTTTCTAACAATGGTAATAATAGTTATTCAGGTTTTTCATTCTTCGCTTATGTTGACGATTTAAGTTTAGTTCCGGTAACAACAACAACGACAATAGCGTTCACACCGACACCAACACCGTCGGCGGTTAATCCATGTGCAACTGCAACACCGATGACATCACCTACACCTACGCCAACCGCAACTAACACTAATTGTTATACAGGTACAATTAATGGTTCAATCTATTATTATACAGGTACGTCATACACTAATTTTGATAATTTAGTTGTTGGAACATTAAGATCAAGAGGAATTGCAACATATGAGAATTCAACAAACCCTGTGTTTGAGGTAACAAATATCAACAACGTAAATTTAAATATGTCAGGACAATATTTAGGTGTTCTTAAAAACCCATATTTACCATTCGTTGTTAATGTAACAAATGATGATGGAACTTCATTCTCTTTTGAGACATCATTCGCAACTTCAGATTCTCAGTACATTTCTAAAGTATTTGGAGCAACTAACTTCCAAAAACCAAGAAAGAATGTTCCTTTATTCTTAGAGGAAAGATTCCAAGCGTTGTTAAACTACGGATGGAATAAAGGTTTCATTAGAGGTTTAAGTTCAGAATTAATCGCATTAGATTCCGCACAAAGTGGACAACAAGATAGTATTGGGTGGTACTTAGATAGATACCAATCACCAAACACCCCTTGGATTGTATCTGAATTAAGAGGTACTAAAGTATTTAACTTGTTTAGATTCTACTCAATTTCTGATGGTAACTCAGCAAACTCTGAAATTAAAGTTTCACTTATCAATATGTCATTCTCCAATGGAACGTTTGACGTAATTGTAAGGGACTTCTATGATTCAGATGCTAACCCTACAGTTTTAGAGAAATTCACAAATTGTAGTATGAACCCAAGTCAAAATAATTTCATCGGTAAAAAAATCGGTTCATTAGACGGAGAATTCGCATTGATCTCTAAATTTGTAATGGTTGAAATGAATGAAGATGCACCTGTTGATTCATTACCTTGTGGTTTTGACGGATATACATTCAGAGAATATGATGGTGTAACACCTCCATTCCCTGTATATAAAACTAAATATGATTACCCAGGAGAAATTGTTTACAATCCACCTTTCGGTTTTACAAATGGTAATGATGATTCAATTAGATCAAATGGTGATAACGTTAGAAGAACTTATTTAGGTTTCTCTAATAACATCGGATTTGATACCGACTTCTTCCAATACAAAGGAAAAAGAGCACCAATTGATTTATGTAATGTTGATGGGGTTGAGTGGTCATACCAAACAAGAGGATTCCACATGGATAAAGATGCTAGTGTTATCGAAATAGGACCATTTTTTGCAACAAGTGGAACACCTAAATATTATGTTGGTGATGCTACATTCCAACAAGAACCTACAAACGAAACAAGTCCATATTATAGAATTTATTCAAGAAAATTCACAACAATGTTCTATGGTGGTTTTGATGGATGGGATATCTATAGAGAATATAGAACAAACGGAGACAGATATGTACTTGGTAGAACAGGATTCTTAAATGGGGCTTGTCCTTCACCAAGATATCCAGACGCTAAAGGATGGGGAGCATTTAAACAAGTGTCAATCGGTGACGGAACTCAAAGTTTCGCAAATACTGACTACTACGCTTACTTATTAGGAGTTCAAACATTCTCTAACCCTGAAGCGGTAAACATTAATGTATTTGTATCTCCTGGTATTGATTATGTAAATAATAGTGACTTAGTTGAGGCGACAATCGATATGATTGAGAACAACAGAGCTGACTCATTGTATATTGCAACAACACCTGACTACAATATGTTCTTACCTTCAACTACAGGTGGTGATGGATTAATCTACCCACAAGAAGCGGTTGACAACTTAGAACAAACAGGAATTGACTCTAACTACACGGCTACTTATTACCCTTGGGTGTTAACTCGTGATAGTGTGAACAATACTCAAATCTATATCCCAGCAACGGCTGAGGTAACGAGAAACTTAGCGTTGACCGATAACATTGCATTCCCTTGGTTCGCAGCGGCAGGTTACACAAGAGGTATTGTAAACTCAATTAAAGCACGTAAGAAGTTGACCCAAGAAGATAGAGATACTCTATATCAAGGAAGAATTAACCCAATTGCAACCTTCTCGGATGTTGGTACAGTAATATGGGGTAACAAAACTCTTCAAGTTAGAGAGTCCGCTCTTGATAGAATTAACGTAAGAAGATTATTACTACAAGCTCGTAAATTGATTTCTGCAGTTTCTGTGAGATTGTTATTCGATCAAAACGACGAACAAGTAAGACAAGACTTCTTAAATGCGGTTAATCCGATCTTAGATGCAATCAGAAGAGATAGGGGTCTATATGACTTTAGAGTTACTGTTTCAAGTGACACTGAAGACTTAGACAGAAATCAAATGGTAGGTAAAATCTATATCAAACCAACTCGTTCTTTGGAGTTCATAGATATAACATTCTACATCACTCCAACAGGAGCATCGTTTGATAATATCTAATCAGACAAATAATTTAAAGGAAAAGGGGAATTCGTTCCCCTTTTTTTATTTTCATAGTATTTATTAATGTATGAGAAATTATCATAAAATTATTGTTAAACAAATTATTAACGAAATTATAGAGGAAAGACAAACACCGGTAATGAAATACTATGCGTTTGACTGGGATGATAATCTTATGTTCATGCCAACAAAAATTTACCTTAAAGATGATAACGGTAAGAGTGTTGGGATGTCAACTGAAGATTTTGCAGAATATAGAACTGAGATTGGTAAAGAACCTTTTGAGTATGAGGGTCACACCATAGTATCTTTTGATGAAGAACCTTTCAGAGATTTTAGGGTGTCGGGAGACAAAAAATTTATATCGGATGCGATGTCCGCACCAACAGGTCCGTCATGGGATGACTTTGTGGAAGCAATTAATAGTGGGTCAATATTCGCAATTGTTACGGCAAGAGGTCACACACCTTCTGTATTAAAAGAGGCAGTTTACGAATTAATTAAACAAAATAAACATGGGTTGGACTCAAATCAGTTATCAAAAAATCTTTTAAAATATAGAGATTTAGCAGATGAAGACAAATTATCTAAAGATCAACTAATACGATCTTACTTAGATATGTGTCGTTTTCACCCTGTGTCTTTCGGAGACGGTTCTGCAACTAACCCCGAACAAGGAAAAATAGATGCAATGGAGGAATTTGTTACTTATGTGAAACATTTATCACATTCATTACAACAAAAGGCATTTATGAAAAACAAGATTAGTAATTACTTTACACCATTTATTGGATTTTCAGATGATGATGTAAGAAATGTAGAAACTATGAAGAAACATTTTGATAAAAAAGAAGATAATATATTAAAGACTTATTTAACCGCAGGAGGACAAAAGAAATTATATTAACTAGTTTATCTAGTCTAGTATAAGAATATGTTCAAAAAAAATGGAAGTAAATAGAAAAATTTTATTATCGTGATATTTATAATAAAAACTAAAATAAACTAAAAATTAAAATAAATAATTATGGCTGATTTGTTAATGAAAATGCCTATTCCTTACGAACCTAAACGTGAAAACCGTTGGATTTTAAGATTCCCATCATCACTTGGTATTAATGAGTGGTATGTGGAAAGTACCGCAAGACCTAAATTGAAAATTGCTTCAGTTGCAATTCCTTTCTTAAACACTGAAACATATGTTGCGGGTAGATTCAATTGGGAAGAAGTTACAGTTAAGTTTAGAGACCCAATTGGTCCTTCAGCGTCTCAAGCGGTTATGGAATGGATTCGTCTATGTGCAGAGTCTGTAACAGGTCGTATGGGTTATGCCGCAGGATACAAGAAAAATGTTGATTTGGAAATGTTAGACCCAACAGGAGTTGTTGTTGAGAAATGGATTTTAGAAGGGGCTTGGTTGACAGGATATGATGGTGGATCGTTAGATTATTCAAGTGATAAGATTGCGGGAATTTCTTCAAGTATTCGTATGGATCGTTGTATTTTAGTATACTAAAAAAATTTACTTTTAATAAAAACCGTGTACATTTATGATGTATACGGTTTTTTGTGCAATAATAAATTAAAAAAATATAAAAAAAATGGATCAAGACACAATTGATCATGGGCAAATGGATTTTAACTTACCACATGACGTGGTGACACTACCTTCAGGTGGTTTATTCTATAAATCAAAAAAGAAAAGTGTTAAGGTTGGTTACTTAACTGCAAGTGATGAAAATATTTTAGTTAATATTGATTCAAGAAAATCTATTAATGATGGTGTTGTTTTACTCTTAATAAGAAATAAACTTTATGAGAGGGACTTAAGACCTGAAGAATTAATGGAAAGTGATATTGAAGCAATCCTTTTATTTTTACGTAATACATCATTTGGACCTGAATACACAATAAGTACAGTTGATCCTATTAGTGGTCAAGTATTCGAGGCATCAATAATGTTAGATGAGTTAAATCTAACAAAACCTAAAGTACAACCTGATGAAGATGGTACATTTACAGTTAAATTACCACAATCAAAAGCTGATGTCAAACTTAAAATGTTAAGTTTATACGATACAATTGAAATATCAAAAATAGTCGATTCATACCCAAAAGGATATGTTGCACCTACTATAACAACAAGATTAAATAAAACCATTTTAGAATTAAATGGTAGTCCTGATCGTAATGAAATAAGCGTATTTTGTCAAAATATGCCAATTGGCGATTCTAAGTTCATAAGAAATTTCCTTAAAGAAAACGAGCCGAGATTGGATTTGAGGAAAACAGTTTACACCCCATCTGGAGAAAAAGTCGATGTTAGCATCAACTTTGGGGTGGAGTTTTTTCGGCCTTTCTTCTAATCACCCAAAATTTTTATTAGACGAGTTCTATTACTTGGCAAAATTCCTAAGAATTTCATACAAGGAGTTTTTAATACTCCCAACCTATATTAGGAAATACCTATTAGATAAGATAGTGGAGGAAAATACACCCAAAACTTAATACTTAAATATTTATTATAAAAACTAATTATGGGTTACCGTTCAATAGAAGAAATATATAGTGCTGGATTATCAATTGATGCAACAAAAAAGGCGGTTAAGGAATATAATGCCGCGTCAAACAAAGCTAGTTACAATTCGGGAAAAGAAAGTGTTAATAGTAGTGGTAGTAATAGTGATTATGATGAGGATAGTGAGGATGCTTTAAGTGATACAAAAGCTAAAGCAACGTCACTTAAAAATGTTTTTGATGATGTGGGAAAGGCAGGTAAGGATATAATCGCAGCGTTAAATCCAACCGATTTTAGTGGTGCGAATTACTTAATGAAAAGAGGTCAAGAATTAGCGAACGACATGGGTATTGGTAAGACTAGGATGTCAGAAATGAAAACCACAATTGCCGATGCTATTCCTGAAATGTTAAAATTAGGTATAACAACTGGTAACGCATTCCAAATTATAAGAGACGTACCGGCAGCACTTGGTGTTAATACAACTATGGGTACTGAGGCACTTAGAGAAATGGGAGCCGCCGCTCAAGTAAGTGCAGTTTCAACAAAACTATTAGCACAAGAATTTAAAGGTGTTGGTATGTCATTATATGATGTTGGTGATAGAATGGCTGAAGTTGCAAATTATGCTAAAAGTGTTGGTGTAAATGTAAAGGCAGTTTCCGCCGAAGTGGTAACTAATTTAAAACAATTAAATCTATTCAACTTTAGTAATGGTGTTACAGGTTTAGCAAAGATGGCGTCACAGGCAACTATGTTAGGAATTGACATGGAAAAAACATTTAGACTTGCGGAAAGTTTAATGTCACCTGAAAAGGCAATTGAGATGTCGGCAGCATTACAACGTTTAGGGGTTTCAAGTAGTGCGTTATTAGACCCATTGAAGGCGATGGATTTAGCTCAAAATGACCCTGAGGCATTACAAAAAGAAATGATTAACGTTTCTAAAGAATTTACCAAATTAAAGGCGGATGGTTCAGGTTTTGAAATTTTACCTGGAGCAAAACGTAGATTAAGAGAAGTTGCGGAAGCGATGGGTATGAGTGCATCTGAATTGGCAAATATGTCAATTAAGAGTGCTGACTTGGACATGAAGATGAGTAAAATTAAATTCCCAAGTTTAGCGTCATCTGAAGAGGATAAAATGTTAATTGCCAATATGGCACAAATGAAAGGTGGTGAGGCGGTACTCCAAATTAAAAACGAGGTCACTGGTAAAATGGATGAAATTAATGTTAAGGATTTAACTGCGGATCAAATTACTAAATTAAAAGAACAAGAGGCAGATCAAAATAAAACTATTGAACAATTAGCAATAGATCAGTTAGACGTTTTACAATCTATTGATGCTAAAACGGGTAGTGCGGTAGCCGCAGTTTCATATGGTAAGGCAACCACACCGGCAATGGATAGGTTTTATAACACAATGAATGTTCTTAGGGAAGAAACGGTTAAAGTGGTAACATCAGGACTCAATACAGGAAACGTTAGAGAGGGATATAAAGGTGTAACAGAACCTTTAGAGTCGGGAATTATTGATGTCCTTAAAGGAAATGCTAGTTTTGAATCATTAACAAGTGTTGTATCTGAGTTAACTACTAATGTAAGAACGACATTAGCGACTATTGCTGAAGGAGCAAAAGATAATTTAATTAATTCAGGACAAAATACGATTAATAGAGTATCGGAAATATATAGATCAACAGGAAAAGTTGATGCGACGAATATAAAGGTTGATCAAGATCACCCAATTATTAAAAAATTGGGAGACTATATAGATCTACTAAAACCAGGTGTACCTACGGAAACAAAAACAACGGTTAGTGGTGAGGTTAAACATACAGTTGAATTTGGTGGAACTGGAATGAGCGCTCAAGAAGAAGCGTCTTGGAATAAATATATGGATAAGTTTTTACAAGACCCTAATAAAAAGGCGGAATATTTGAAATGGGTTGCAACTTCAAACTCAGGGTTACTTAATAAGTAATAATAGGAAATTCTTAAAATTATGTTTTCTATAAAAAAATTCTCAAGGTATTTATTAATAAAAAAGTATGTCGGATAGTACATTATCGTTTGCATCTTCGTCAAATTTCAGGGATATATTATTAGCCCGTAATTTACAACCGTATTCGGTACCAGGATCTTATTCACCTAGTAGTAATAGTGTTAATTACGAAACTAATTTATCTGTTACAAATGTAATTGACTCACCAAACGCTTTAATTTCCACAAATCAACTTGCCGATAGTATGTATTCACTTAATGAATACGGACCTGAAGGTGGTTACGATGGGAAATATTCTGTGCCGGGAGCACCACTACCTGTGGACTCAAACTCAGGACCATACGCACCTACCGATACGGTATTAGATTTAGTTAATGAGTTTTATATTGATGCAGCATACGTACAAAACATTTACGGACCTGAAGGTGGTTACAAAGATTTAGTTATTATAACCGATGTGGTTGGTAATCCTAAAATGTACACACCATATTGGGATCCCTCAACGTTTGTAACATCATCCTATTCACCATACGAGATAATTTTCAGTAATAACCCAACTGGAACTAACGGTCCATTATCTCAAGATACATATTTAGCAAAGATTGGTGCGGCACAACTTAAAAGTTTATTTGAGGAGAGAATTGCAAGTGAATTATTACAAGCGAGTGTTGGAAGTGTTAATTTAGATTCACTACAAGATCCGTTTAGTGCAAGTATGGTTGCGACAGGTAAACAACCATTCTTCACAAAAAATTGGAGAATTACAGTACCTGAAAATCCAATTAAAGCGTCAGTAACTTTGGCAAATAGATTATCGGGAACATATTTTCCTGTATCATTTATTCCTGGCGACTATTTTGATGAATCGTTTATTGATAACCCACAAACTGAGGCGGCGTTAAATGTTGTAAATAATTTAACAGGTGGATTCTTGGGACCAATCTTAAATAAATTTAAAAACCCATCTGAAATATTTGTTGCAAACACAGGGTTTGGACAAAGATCTATATTATTCTCAAGTTTAGATTATAACAAATATAGACCGGCATATAATAGAGGGGTAATTCAAGGGGCAACAAGTGCAATTGATAGGTTATTCGATCAAGATAAAGCACAAAGTGGAGGATACTACGTGGGTAGTCCAAATTCTGAACCTTCTCAGATTGATTCACCCGCAAATCAAATTCCAATTGGTAAAAATGGTAGACAAGTACAAACTATTGTTTATGGTCCACAAGAACTTGGTATTCTATATGAAGGTAATGAGGCTCAATTACAATTTGGTTTAAAAGGAAAATCATACACCGATGGTGGTGGTATTGATGGACAATTTATTTGGACATCACCAAAATATAAAGACAATGCAGGATTTAAAGTCGGTCCTGGTGGGGTTGTCACAAAATTAGATAACGAATTTGAAACAATAAAAAGTGATTATGGAAGATACCAATCAACTGATATTAAATTCAAAGGGGATTCAATTTTAGATAAAACACAAAGACTTATTGAATCTGCGGATCAAGTACAAGGGCAAGCAAGATTAAAACACGTAGGTAATGCGATTAACCAAGTGTCTAAGGTATTCAACGATGGATACAAAGAGATGACAAAGGGTTCTATGGTATTATCTTATACAGATCAAGCCGATGGGTCTCAAGCGGGTATTGAGTACTGTAGAGTTTTTCAAAAGGACACACCTTACTTTACATATGCTGATTTACAAAAAAGTGATGGTATTACAACGGAAGGTAGAAAATTTTCATATTCTGTATTGGATAATACATATAATCTTAACATTGCCCCAATTAAGAATCCGGGATCAACAAATATTGTAGATAACAAAGTTAAAAAATATATGTTCTCTATTGAGAACTTAGCGTGGAGGACTTCAGATAGGCCTGGATTTACTTACGACGATTTACCTGTTTGCGAAAAAGGACCAAACGGTGGTAGAGTCATGTGGTTCCCACCTTATGACATTTCATTTAGTGATGATAGTACTCCTGAGTTCTCGTCAACTAATTTCTTGGGAAGACCCGAACCAATTTACACATATAAAAATACTTCAAGAAAGGGTAGTATAAGTTGGAAGATCGTTGTCGATCACCCCGCAATTATGAATACCATTATTCAGAAACAATTGGCGGGAGTTGCAAAAGAAAGAGTGGATTCAATCGTTAATTCATTCTTTGCTGGATGTGTTAAATATGATATGTATGAATTAGGAATTAAATTTAATACGATACCAACAAGAGATTTATTTACATACCAACAGATATTAAATAACCCAAGATTAACAAATGAAGAGTTGGGTCAAGTTGCATTTGAGATGCCTGTTGACCAAGCGGCAAATGCATCTATTGTTGAAACGACTGCCCCGGTCATACAATCAAATACCATAACTAACTCAACATCTTTAGTTGATGGTAGTGATGAATTAAAAGAATTTATAAATAAGGCATTTTATTTTGAAAATGATTGTCCTGAATGTTATGGCTCATATGCAACAACCTCATCAAAACCATTTGATAGTTGGTATGATTCATATATTCCTAAACAAAGTACAACATATGTAACAAAAGCTCCGGCAACAGTTTATGTTGGATCAGAACCGTATGCCAAAGAAGGTGTGCAGACATTTTTTAATGATGTTATTAAAGAAAATTTTAATAAGTTAAAAGGTGAATTTTTAACTAAATTAAAAGAAGTTATTATTGATAAAGGTGGTACAGTTGAATTAACTTTGGTAGGTTCAGCATCGGCACCTGCAACGGTAGGGTATAATAAAAAATTATCACAAAGAAGAGTAGATAGTGTACAAAAATGGTTTAAAAATCAAAAACTTGGGGATAAACTAATAAGTGAATTACCTGCAGGTAAATTTAACATTAAAATTGCAACATCGGGAGAAACTGAAGTTGTGACTGTTGGTGCAAGTGTGGGTGGTAATGGAAAACCAATTAATTGTACGACTAACATAACTTTAACTCCATCTGCAAACCCAAATGGTGGTGATATTCCGGGAGTTCCTTCTAATAGTGCAGCACAATGGTGGTCAGTACCGGCAATGGCTTGTAGACGAGTTGCTTTATCGGATATTAAAGTTATGGTTCCACCTGAAACAAAACCTGTGGTAACGACAAATGAGATAACAACAGATCCGGATAAAGCAAAAGTTCCTGGTGATCCATCTAACACAATTAAACCAAGTCCTAATTTAACAATTGAACAAAAAATTAAAGATGGAATCTCTAAAAAAATATTAAGATTTTTATTCTCAGAATGTGATTACTTTGAGGTTATTAAAAAAACTGATCCTATGGTGTATGATAGTATCAAACAAAAAATTAAGTACTTTAATCCTGCATTCCATTCAACAACACCTGAGGGATTAAATGCAAGATTGACATTCTTAAATCAATGTATGAGACCTGGTCAAACAATTCCTGTGATTGGACCTGATGGCAGACCAAAATACAATGATGCGTTAAACACATCATTTGGGGCACCTCCGATCTTAATTTTAAGAATGGGTGACTTTTATAATAGTAAGATTGTTCCAACATCATTGTCTATTGCTTATGACCCAATAACATTTGATTTAAATCCTGAAGGTATTGGTGTACAACCAATGATTGCTAAAGTAACATTATCGTTTAACTTTATTGGTGGTCATGGACTTAAAGAACCTGTTGAAGAATTACAAAACGCATTATCGTTTAACTATTATGCAAATACAGAAATTTACGACGAAAGAGCGACGGCAACCGAAAGTACTGAGGCAAGGGACAAATACATGGTTGAGAAGATATTGGTTAACCAACCAAAGGTAACAACCTCTGATGTTGTAAATCAACAACCAAAAAGAGGTGGAGAATCAATTGGAACAATATCAGGTGAAGAAGATATTGATTACACTAAATTTGTCAAAGACTATTGGAATAGTACTAAAGAATATTTTGAAACATATGTTAATATTAATGCAACAATTGGTAAAAACTATAACATAGGTATTTTAGATTTATTATATGCCGATAGAGATTATTCTAAAGGTACTGCGGAGTTTACTCCTGAAATAGAAGTCCCAATTTATGGTAAACCAAGTAATGTTGAAGACAAATTGGATAAATTATTTGATAAAGTTAATGGGGATATTTCAAATAGAACTGATCCTTTTATGCAAATAGTTGTTAACAATGATCAATCTATAACTAATAGTGACAAGAGAGAAATTGAAAATAAATTAAAAGAATATGTGACAGGAATTAAACCTGATTTTATCACAAATGTTAGTAACAGTGTAAACGATTTAGTTTTATTACAACAGGACTATATTCAATATATAAGAAAGGCAAATTTGGTACTATCAAAAACTGACGGAATAATGAATTCAAATAATGAACCTGATGTATATGATATTTCAGGGGTTACGGATTCATTTACTCAGTTACAAACTTATTTGAAAAAAATAACAGATAAACATATTGAATTTTACGGACCTGAAAACGTTGTGGAAAAAGACGATTTATTATATTTAATTGAAGATCATTATAAAAAAACATCGTGTACATTTGATGATGCAAGTGCAAGTTTAGGTGGTACCGATGTGGCAAATAGAAGAGATATTATCGTAAATAGCGATGAAAAAAATAGATTTTATCAAGTTATGGCCAATATATTTAATGATGAAAATAGTAGAAATGAATTAAAAACTTTTATACTTAATGGTCAATATGGTAATATACAAGAAGTTACTAAAGTTGTTGACCTTGCGGTTAGTCAATGTGCAACTCTTTTTAACCTTTATACTGATTTTAATAAAACCAAATATGATGGTATTAAAAATAATCCATTGTATAAAACATTAATGATTCCACCAATAGAAGATACTGTTAAATTTGGATTAACGTATAAAAAAGTTAGTGGTACATCACAACAAAAAAAGAATATAAAAGAATTATATTCAAATGTGAATGTGGACAATAAAGAAAAAACCTTTGATGGTAAAATTAAATTTAATTAAAAATGAATTTACAATATTATAATAGATATAATGAGTTTTTAATAAATGGACAACAAACAGTTGTACCATATATAAATTTACCTGCAAAAACAACTGATAAAAATTTCATATACAAAGTCGGACAATCAAGGTTGGATAAGGTATCGTTTCAATTTTATAGTACACCTTATTTTGGGTGGTTAGTACAAATGGCAAATCCACAGTATAGTGGGTTAGAATCAAACATACCCGATGGGGCAATTTTAACAATACCATTCCCCCTTGTTAAATCATTACAGGATTATAAAAATGAATTAGATAATTATTTCTTCTATTATGGTAGATAAAGGTGAAAACATATTGGTGGAATTTGATTATGACAACATTACCTTAATAGACCCAAACAAAATTGTTGATAGCGAAGGTAAGGTTAGTGACAGATTAGTTAAACATGAGAACCTTGTGTTCTATGCTAATCTTGAGTGTAGTGTATTACCAAGAACTAAATTAGCGTTAGGATCGGCATTAAATGATTCAGTTAGAACTGTTTCCGTAGGTAAGATTAATTTCTTAAATCCTGGAAACAAAACGTTTATGGATAACCGATATACCGATGAGATTACAGGTAAAGGATCTGTTCAGGGACAAGGCGTAAACCAACCAAAATTAAATGCGGTTCAAAACCCAAACAAATCAGACGACTTCTATCTTACTCAGAGTATGTACTCAAATGGTACACCTGGAGCGGTGGATAATGGTTTATTAGGTATAACTGATATACAGGTTGCGATTGACACAAGTTTCTTACCTACCGTAACTGTTCAATTAACAGATATTAAAGGAAGAGCATTATTTGAAGGGGGGAACAATTCGCCTTATTCTGCGTTTTTCCAATTACCATACCCAATGTTTTATTTAACATTAAAAGGGTATTATGGTAAGGCAGTTAGATTACCATTAATGTTACAATCATTTACATCAACCTTTGATAATACATCAGGAAACTTTAAAATTACATTGAAATTTTTTGGTTATAAGTATACTGTGATGTCTTACGTGAATTGGGGAGCTATGATGGCAGTACCACATATGTACAATAATTTTGTTTCAACCACACAGGTAAGTACAAACACCACCACAGGGTCTAATCTTGATGCGGTATCACAAAAACCTGTTAGTAGAGGTTATCAAAAAATGAAAGAATTATACTCCGAGTATAAATCAAAAGGATTAATTGATGACGATTTTCCTGAGATAACAGTAACGCAATTGAAGGCTCGTCTAGATAGATTTATTAAAAACATATTAGAAAAATTTACCAAAGAAAATTTGGGATCAATAACAGAATTAGATAATTTTCAAACTCAGTTAACTGAATTTCAGAAAAAAGTATTTTTTTATGGTGATTCATGGTTTGAAACATACATGGATAAAACAACTTCATATAGTTTAAAAGACACTAAAGAAGTTGTTTATACATATAAAAAAGAATATTCAGATCTTAACAAACAAGCTGAGGCGGAAACTAAATTGGCGGGTATTTTTACTGAATACCAAAAATTATTTGAAAGTAATAGTGTTGCAGGAAAAAATGGTAGTTATACCGCTGGAGGTAAAACCACAAAAAGTGAGGTACCTATTAATGCCACTGTTGAAAAATGTTATGCAAAAATTAACCCACTTACGGATATTGATTTTGCAAAAACATATGAGGAAAGAACAGGCAAACCCGCAAAGACACAAACTGAATTAGATACGTTCATTACTGTTAACTCAATTGTACCAGGAACTAAGTTCTTTGTGTTTGAAGGTACGGATCACTTTATTGATATAACAGAAAAGGCGGCTAAAGAATCATCAACACTTAGACGACAAATTGAAGAAAAAATAACTGAAAATCTTAACGAACAATTAAGTAATAAAGACACTGGGGTAGGGTTTAAACCATCTATTAGAAACGTATTGGCAGTTTTCTTTGCACAAGGTGAGGCATTTATTCGTTTAATGGATGATGTACATTCTAAGTCTTGGGATTTAAGAGAAAATAAATACAGACGACAAGCAATCTTTGGAAGTAATAGTACCGCAATGAGTGTGGACGTTAAATCCTCAACTCAAAATAATGAACCAATATATCCTTGGCCTCAGGTTATAAAAGAAACTTTAGGTGACGATAAACAAGAGAAATTTGAAATTGTTTATCCTGGTGATAAATCTATTGCAACAATGACAAAGGCGTATATTCCTGAAATATGGCCTGAGGTTGAATTTGTTGAGGAATTTATTAAAGGTTATACTGATAGGGTACCTAAAAAACCTGATTATGGTGATGAAACTAATGTGGTTACAAGACCAAATAGATTAAGTTTAAATGCTCTTGATTTCCCAGTAACAAATGAAGTATTCCAAAACAAAGAAGAGATAAAATTCTTTTATGAAATTTATGAAAGAATTATGATTAACACTTATTATTCTAAATTAAATAGACAATCGGGGTATGATGCAAGTATCTTTATGGTTGAGGCTGAAGATGAAAAAATTAACATATTAAAAAGTTTAGGTAATGATAATCCATTCTTAATTCAAAAGTTAAAACAATACTTAATTGATCAAAACAATTTCTTAACATTTTTAAGACACATTTCAAATCAAGGGGAGGGAGAAAGTTGGCAAAAATTTATAAGAGGAGAATTTACAATAAATTACCTTAAGAATAAAACAAATGTACCATTTGAATTATTTAACCAAGAAATATTAACAAATGAAAGATCCCAGCCAAATGTATCATTAACAGATGAATCAAAAATAATTGATTACATTGGGAATCAAACATCGAATAATGAGTTTGATTTTTCTGATATGTACCCTATCACCAATCTAAATTGGTGTAATACTTATCTTGCGGATGGTAAATCAATTGAAAACGTTAATTTGGCGTATAATACTAAAGATGTATTATCATATAATACTACACATAAAACAATTTGTAATTTTAATAACGACGACACTAACGAAAAGAAAAGACCTATAACAAACTTTAATTATAAATCGGATGTTTTTAGTCAAAATATTGATGATACCACCACTATTAATTTCAAAACATTCTATAATAATAGAAAAATTGAAGAACAGTTTACGACTGAAGGGAATTTAAATTATTTTAATTATGACGGGTATTTAACCGAGACTCAGACAACTTCAATCTTGAATACACCTTATTTTATAAATGCAATTCAAAATGGGGTATACAATTTTAGGTATAAACCAAATGATTTATCATCATACAAACAAGCGGCTTATCTATTCTTGAATAGTTTACCGTTAGCAAGTCTTAGAGAAAAATATAGATCGTATAATGAACCTAATGATTTAAGTTACATCTTATCAACCATTAAAAAATTCGGAGCGGTACATAAATTACCATACGCTTGGGTCGTTAAATACGGATCAATTTGGCATAGATATAAAACTTGGAATGATACGGGGGTTGATATGTTAGATGAGGTTTGGAAAGACTTTGATTATTTGAGTAATTATGATCCTGTAACATCGGCATCAACAAAAGTTTATTCTTTAAATATTGAAGGATTCCAAAACAACATTGTTTTAGAAGATACGGTATCTGCAACACCAAGTTTAATTACATATAACTCAACAACTATGAATACAGGGTTTTTCCCTAAGTTGTATGATGATATGAATGTATTCTTACAAGGGTTACAATTATTTTCGGAAGCAACACAATTGAACGGTACTTGTAGTATTGTTGGAACAACGTTAGATGTATATACCATAAATGATAACAACTTGGGCGCAGGTCAGGTAATTGCAGGACCTAATGTTGAAGTAAATACAACTATTGTGTCTCAAATAAATGGTACAACGGGAGGTATTGGTAAATATGTTGTTGATATATCTCAAAATGTGTCAATATTAAACGGTACTTGTGATATTAATGGAACAACAATGGACGTTTTAACGTTTAGTGGTGGTACATTATCTATCGGTCAAATTATTTCAGGACCAACTCTTGCTCTTGGAACTAAAATTGTTAGTCAAGTAAGCGGTACTACGGGTGGCGTTGGTCAATATAATATTGACATATCCCAAACACTTACGGGTGAAAACTTTAGTGTGGTTACACCAAATAATTTTTATGTTACTAATTCGACAACAGGTGGTTATTCACAAACTGAAATACAATCATTAATTAATGATGGTAAAATGGTAATGACAACTAATCAAGACGGTAAGATTATTGGAACAAGTGGTTTTGACCCTAGTGATAATAATAGATCATTAAAGGTTACTCCTTGGTCAACAATTGTTAAAACTACCGAAGGTGATAAGTATTTTGTAATGCCGTCTTTTGGTTATACAAAAAATCAAACAAGTGATGAGTGTTTTAAAAATAACAAAATGAAAGTGGAGGTATCAAGTAATCCTGCGGTGTTTAATGGGTCCGTTAGATTATTTTGGGGATCACCAAACTATGGTTATTTTGATAATACAAAAATCTCAAAACCAAATCCTGATTCATATTTAAAGGAAATTCTTAACGATAAAAAAACACAACAAAACTTCTCATTAAATGGGGATAACACAAAATACGATAAGATATCTGAAATGTTTACAACATTTGATACGGAAATATTAGATTACTTTGAACAAGAATTTTTAAACTTTAGTAGATCAATTTATGATTATAAGACGTTAGTACCAAGTGATAAAGATGTTGAAACAGAGTCTGAAAGGTCATACAAAAACTTCCAACTATTAATGAGAGAGTTATTAGTTGTTGAGAAACCGTCAACTCTTAATTCTGAGGGGATGATTAAATCTGTTATTGAAAAACAAAAAACAACATTTCAGGGAATACTAACTAATTTCTTAGAGTATAATGTTGTATTAAAGATGGGTAACCCATCTATGTTTGACAGAAGAACATTCTTAACATTCTCTACTAAATTTTTAATTGATCCAGTGTCATATCAAGGATACAATCAAGGAACAACAGGTAGTTTACCATCAAATGGTGGGACTATTACATTGGCACAATCTAAAACCGCAAACCCTGAAACATGGAAAACTTTAGAGAAGTATGTTGGATTTTCCGAAATACCTGAGTTAGTTTATTCCGATAATGGTTCATATATTACGGATTTCTTTATTGACTTGAACGTACAATTTACCGAAAAAAACATTCAAGACTTTGCTCCGTTGATCATGTTATATGCAACGCAGAAACTTAATAATTTTGAAGTTCCAACAAATAATGTTGGAATACCAAATCCTGTACCTACACCTGTACCAAGTCCTCAAACACCTGGTGATTTATTGACTATTACAACACTTAAAGACACTAAAACAATTTCTGTGTATAAATTTGGACCACAAAAATATGGTGTTTATAAAGACACTAATGGGACAATTTTATACACAGGACTACCTGTGAGTGCATCATTGTACCCATTAAATACACCTATTATTAATGCGATTATTATAAGTCAATATACTGCAGGTTTATCATCAACCCCAACTGATCCTCAATACATTGTTAGTACCGTTAATATAACTTCTTCGCAAGTTACAACAACTACAACTACTCTTCCTATTGTACAAAATTTAGGTAATAATGTCGATGGTATTAAGTTTTATGGTCTTATGGACGAATACCTTGATAAATCTGAAACTTATCTTAAAAACGTCATTTCAAATCTAATGACAGGTGTAAGAGCAGGGTTACCAAACATTACTATTGAAGGCGATAAAGGTAATAAGTCACAACTTGAGGGTGAACAAACAAGAGTTGAGATGTGGGAGACATTCAAAGCATTTAATGATACTTGGGTTGCCGGTGGTGACTTTAAAACAAAAACATTATTTGAAGATGTACTATTATTTGATAGAGCAAGTAGAGATGTTGGACAAAAAGTATATGTGGATATCTTTAAGATTAAGGATTTAATTGAGGGATCATTATATAAAAACAATATGTTAGACATTATCTCAACAATACTTACAGAAAATAATTTCACTTATTTCCCATTACCGGCTTATGCTAATTTCTATAATGCACAAGATGCGGAAAAAAATCCTGTACCGAGAAGTGAAGGATCAACTGAGTTCGCCAATTCATTTTGGGGTACGTTCTTAAATGTAGATTACAGAAACACATCACCTAAGTTCTTGTGTTACTACGCAAACAAACCTAGTCAATATGTGGACATGAAAGATAATGTTGACTATAGATTTAGAGATGATGCGTTTGATCTTAGAAGGGCAAGTGATAATCCATTAGTTGAAAATCAATCTAATAAAAAAAATTGGGATAAATCAAATAAAGTTGTTGGATTTAATATAGACATTAGTAATCAAAATCAACAAATATTTAAAAACTTCAGTGTTGGTCAAGACGTTGGTAAACCTACAGCGGAATCTTTGGAGATGTTAAATCAAATGGCAAACCAAAGTAGAAACAGAAGTACTGGATCACAAAACGTATCCTTATATAATCTATATAGAAATAGAAGTTACGAATGTTCTGTAGATATGTTGGGTAATGCACTTATTCAACCGATGATGTATTTTAATGTGAGAAACATACCTATGTTCTCAGGACCATATATGATTACATCGGTAACCCATCAAATTAGTGACGGTGAATTTAGTACAACTTTTAAAGGTACAAGACAACCTTTTTATAGTTTACCTAAAATTGATAGTTTTATACAATCCTTAAGTTTAAATATAATTTCTAAATTACAAGAAGAAGTAAAGGCAAATGAAGAAAAAATAAAATCTTCAAGCGAAAATGTTATTTTCCAAAAAAATAATGTAGTTTCAAATGTAACTGGTACTGATACAATAACTAAAAATCAAGATTGTTCGGATAAAATTTATAATGGTTATGTTGGATATACACCATTAGATAATCCAACTATGACACAAATTTCATATAAGGACTTTAGAAAATTACTTGATGATAGGATTGTTGCAAATGGAACCCCTAAAACAACCACTTCAAATGGGGTAACAAAACCTACGGATAATTTTACTAATTTATCGGTTTATTTATTTTCATTTATATACTTGGATTCGGCATCATCAAGTGGGATGAAAGCGTATGAAAATAATTATAGTACAATTAATTTAACTGAGGCTTATGGCGGATCTCAATTTGCGTCGTCGGTGAATAAAAAATATTTTTGTTTATCAAGAGGGACAAATTTGAATATCCCAATAGTTTCATTTGTTTCTAATGAAAAATTTATTGACTTTGCAATTTCTAAATTTAAAGATAGGTTGTCTTTAATTAATAATAATGTTCCTTATGAACAAGACATTGTTAAATTATATGTGACTAAGTATCCTAACGTACAACCTGATAATGTTTATACCGAAATGACCGAACAAGATAAAAATACATTACAGAATAAGGCAAAACAGGCAATAAATTTATATAAATCATTAAATTAATTTTATTGAATAACCAGATATTTATAAATAAAACTATTATGAACACAAAATTAATATTAGACAACTACTTGGGTAAAAACACAAGAGTGTCAGAGAAAGATAAAGGTAATGGGTACAAAGAAGTTTGTGACCTAGATACGGGGGATTGTTACACACTTAGAATAAAAGACGGATTAATTGAACGAGTTGATAATACTATGAATACGTTTAAAAAAATTCAAGTCGAAACTAAAACAGGAATAAAACAATTATTAAACGGATAACCATGGCAATAGATCAAAAAATATTAAACGAAATAAGTAGATTTAATTCTATTAACAAATACATAATGGAACAAGCCGATCCTTCTTTGGATCCTGCTTTGGCACCACCCGCTGATCCTGCTTTGGCACCACCCGCTGATCCTGCTTTGGCACCACCTGTCGATCCTGCTTTGGCACCACCCGCTGATCCTAATGCGGTTGTACCACCACCACCGGCAGCACCTATTGATGTTGCAACCGATCCTGAAGTTGAGGAACTTGGTGATGATGGTGAAGAAGAAGGTAACAAAGAAGAATTAGATGTTACTGATCTTGTTACAAGTCAAAAAAATATGGAACAAAAACAAGAAGAATATTTTGATAATTTATTTGCACAATTAAAAACTCTTGAGGAAAAATTAGGTGAAATGGATGGTTTGGTAACGACCATAAATAACTTAGAGGCTAAGTTTGATAAATTTAGACCTAAAACACCACAAGAAAAATTAGAATTGAGAAGTTTAGATTCAGGACCATTTAACCAAAAATTATCAGATTTCTTTGAAGATAAAGAAGATGATATGGTAAAATCAGGTAAAAATGAATATGTTTTAACAACTGACGATGCTAATAATTACTCTACAAATGATATTGAAACATCATTTAACAATTACGACGACGAAGACACAAATATGATGTAACACTTTTGAAGGGGGACACCAGTGTCTCCCTCAAAATTTTTTTAAATACCTTATTGACTACCCTACTTATTATAACTATATTTTCTACGTAAACCTTTAATTAATATATACAATGGCGACAAACAATGTTTTAGATGCAGTTTTGGCTCAGTATGAGAGTTCAAAACAAAGTGGTTCTTCTTCCACTTCAAAATTCACACAAGAAGAAAGAATGAAAAAGTATTTCGCAGCAAT